ATGAATACAGCTATAACTTTTTCTAACGAGTCACCAAAAGTCTTTTTCAAAGATGGTCGCCTGGTTACCACCTCTCAAGCTGTTGCCGACTACTTCGATAAACAACATAAACACGTTTTAGCTAAGATTGACACACTCGACTGCTCTCCCGAATTTACATCAGCCAACTTTTCGGCCGATGTTCAGACTGTCGAAATTGGCAACGGCGCAGAACGTGAATCACGATGCTACCTGATCACAAAAGACGGCTTCATGTTCCTCGTAATGGGATTTACTGGCAAAAAAGCAGCCAGACTAAAAGAAGCTTACATTGAAAAATTTAACGCAATGGAAGAAGAACTCCACAAACGTCCTCCTGCAGCACAAAACTCCCCCGCCCCAAATAATGGCTGCGCATTACTGATCCACTTCGATAAACACGGTCAGGTCGAGTTCACAGAAAAAGTCCCCGCCGATGCGATGGTATGCACTCTGGAACGGTTTAAATTTTATCTGGAGCAACATGGGTGGATCGTTGCCCGTAAAGAACAATTGGTGGAAAGGTTGATGCGGTTTTAATGAATGCAAAACCCCGGATGATCACCGGGGTTAATTTTATCGAGCGTGATTGCCGCTAATCGCCATCGCTCTGATTGAGCGTAAATCATTCAGGTTATTCAGTTCTTCCTTCTGCTCTCGCTGACGTCAATAAATCCCATCATTGCGATCAACCTCATCCTTAACCATTGATGCGAGCAGTTCTTCCAGTTTCTGCGCTGACAGCTTTACCAGGTGATCTTCAGCATCTTCCCGGGCTATTGTGGTTCGCGCAGTGGCTGATTTTGCTGACATCACCACAGGGGGCAGACGGACCATTGAACCATGGCCTCCGGAACAAATAAGGGCAAAAATAACAACCACTATCGAAAGCTCACAAACTAACCGCAGCACGTTCCTGCATACGACGTGTCTGCGGCATAATCCCAATGATTACTCCCTGACAGGATTTGCAGGCCACTCAATATCAGGTGCAGTTGATGTATCAACACGATTCAACAATACCCGATATTTATTCCATGCCTCCAGCAACGATCTTTCTTCCTCCGTTGCGATTTCCAGATCTACAGCATCCTGCAGTGGCGCAATATACTCACTGAATTCCTGGATATAGAACTGTGTGGTGACGGTCTTCCAGCCATTCGGCTCCTGCTGTATCGAAGCATACCAGGCTATTTCAATATCGCTATGCTGCGGCAGCATTTAACCCCTTGTAATTCATCGCCATAATTGATTTAATTCACAAATAAAACTATAACACGGTGAAACTAATGAAAAAAAACACAGATGATGGGGCTAAAATTTACACACCACTTACCCTAAAGCTTTATGACTGGTGGGTTTTGGGAGTATCAAATCGGCTTGCATGGGGATGTCCTACAAAGGAACACCTTCTTCCACACTTTCTGGAACATTTAGGTAACAACCATCTGGATATTGGCGTTGGAACTGGGTTTTACCTTACTCACGTACCTGAGAGTAGTCTGATATCTTTAATGGATTTGAACGAAGCTAGCCTGAACGCGGCATCTACAAGGGCTGGGGAATCAAAAATTAAACATAAAATTAGCCATGATGTTTTTGAACCTTATCCCGCGGCGTTACATGGTCAATTTGATTCCATTTCCATGTTTTACCTTCTTCACTGCCTGCCTGGAAATATATCTACAAAAAGCTGTGTAATACGCAATGCGGCGCAGGCCTTAACTGACGATGGAACTCTATACGGAGCCACAATTCTTGGCGATGGAGTTGTGCACAATAGCTTCGGTCAAAAACTGATGCGCATTTACAATCAGAAAGGCATCTTTTCAAACACAAAAGATTCCGAAGAAGGCTTAACACATATACTCTCAGAGCATTTCGAGAATGTTAAAACCAAGGTTCAAGGTACTGTAGTAATGTTTTCCGCTTCAGGGAAAAAATAGCATCCAACCGCAGCACGTTCTTGCTTAAGACGTGCTGCGGCATAATCCCAATGATTACTCCCTGACAGGGTTCGTAGGCCACTCAATATCAGGTGCAGTTGATGTATCAACACGGTTCAGCAATACCCGATACTTTTTCCATGCTTCCAGCAACGAGATTTCTTCCTCCGTTGCAATTTCCAGATCTGCAGCATCCTGAAGCGGCGCAATATGCTCACTGGCTACCTGCATCAGGTTGTTTTTTGTTTCTTCCGCCTCCCGGATCCGGAACAGTTTTTCTGCTTCCGTATCCTTCACCCAGGCTGTGCCGTTCCACTTCTGAAACTCCCCTTCCGGCGATAACCAGGTAACATTTTCCGGTAACGGACCGAGTTCAGAAATAAATAACGCGTCGCCGGAAGCCACGTCATAAACCGTTTTACCCCGATGATCTTCAACGAGATGCCACGATGACTCATCACTGTTGAAAACAGCCACGAAGCCAGCCGGAATATCTGGCGGTGCAATATCGGTACTGTTTGCTGGCAGACCTGTATGAGGCGGAATATATGCATCACCTTCACCAATAAATTCATTAGTTCCGGCCAGCAGATTATAAATTTTTATGGCCCGTGGTTGTTCACTCATTCTGAATGCCATTATGCAAGCCTCACAATATAGTTAAATGCGATGTTTTTGACGGTGTTTTCCGCGTTACCAGCAGCGTTAACGGTGATGGTGTGTCCATGTGAACCAATCGCAACGGAGTGCGTATGAGCACCAATACCGACAGTATGCGCGTGTGCACCTGCGCTTGCAGCAGTACCCGATACAGAGTGCGTATGAGCGCCTGCAGAAGAAGTGTTAACACTGTATTTAGAATAATCAGGTGATCCACTTCCCGGAGCACCACTGGAACCACCTGAAACAAATGTCATCGAATGGGTATGTGCACCGGCTGAAGCAGCCGTACCGCTAACACTATGGGTATGCGCACCAGTGTTATTCGTGGATTTAGTGCCGTAATCAAACGACGATGTGGTTTTCGTCCCCAAATCCGTACTGGATACGCTGGCGCTGTGGGTGTGTGATTTAATGCCGTCCTGTTCCTGAGACAATACGGCTCGATCACTGGCGGGCTTGCCCTTAATCATCCAGCCACGCATATCAGGGATCACGCCTGACGGATAAGCAGCTGCAAGTTTCGGGTAAGCAGATTTGTCAAAAGTCTGCCCCTGCATCAGGGCATAACCAGACGGAACGGTATCTGATGGCCACGGGATTGGTGCGCCGACTGGGTAGCTTTCTGGTGGAAGATTTTTCGAGGTATAAACTTCTGCCCAGTCATCCTCAAAACCATAACCGTCTCTTGAAGAACGGTAGAACAGACCACCATTTCTGTAATGCGCCTTCATCTGCAAGGTCCGGCAACTTCCGACTCCGGTATAGAAGTTAACCAGAATATAGCTGTCGCCAGAGCGAGTGACATTGTAAGCGCCTGATTCGGCATTCCAGGGAACGCCCCCATCCGCATCGGCATACGTATCCGTTGCTCTTCTGGCAAAAGCAGCAACATGCGCAGCGGTTAAAGTGATATCAGTAGAACCATCAAACGAAACACCAGATATTTTTATTGCTGTCTGAAGTTTCGTAGCTGTATCAGAATTTCCCTTAATCCCCTTAGGAGAATTAAGTGGTGTATTGATCGTCACTTCACCTGTTGCGTTATTTACTGCAAATGGTCGAAGACCGTTCCAGCCACCGTACTGGTCGCCTTTATCAGTCATGAGCAAGTAAGTATTTGCTCCATCATTTCGCCATATGACACCGTAATCACCTGCAATCATCCTTAACGCGTTCTGACTACGGACAATAACTTCATCATTAGCGTAAATCTTATTCCCGCTAATGTCTGACTTACTCAAAACAGGATACGAACTATAAAATCCATTACCTTGTTTAAAATCTAAAATTAAATTTACCGCAACTGATTCAGAATAAGGATCAGTTGCGCCAAATTTATAAGTCGTTTCAGCAACAATATAATCAGAAGCAGGTGCAGTAACGGAGAGACCTTCTTCTAAAAAGACCTCTACGGGAAATGCCCCACCTTCTATATAGAATACGCTGTCTACGGTATCGCCTTTATTACTCATCAGAATGGAATGAATAGCGCGTTCCGATGATGAATAAGCCCAGAACATACCACAGGCATAGCTACCCCGGTCCGTCCAGCCGCCTGCGCAAACAAAACCATTAAACTCACAATTATTCATTCTGTGATTAGCTGAGCGACTTGGCGTTGAAATGACAACGCGGGATGCCCGATGGCTGTCATTCCTTTTTATCACTAACGGATAATATTTACCTTCCTGGACACCCGCCGGGGCATTTACCACAACGTATCGCATCCCCTTTTTCTGATCCACTTCACCTTTGCTGTAAACATTAATGTTACTCAGGAAGCGGTCCTTGTCGGGAATATCAGCACCGTTCTGGTCTTTCTGCAGACGTTTCTCTGCATTGTCATAGGCTGCTTTTACTGCCTTTGGCGTTGCCGCCAGCGTTTCAGACGTGCTGTTGGTCGCACTGCTGAGCTGTACTACCCCCTTTTTCGTCGTGCTCGCATCCTCAAGCGCCACGGCGGATGCAATATCCTCTGCACGTTTTGCCGCTGTCTCAGCGCGCGTTGCTGCGGATTCTGCCGTACTTTTGCTCTGTGCTGCCGCTGTCGCACTACCAGCTGCCTCTGTCGCCTTCGTGGATGCCGTCGTGGCGCTGCCCTTCGCTGCTGACGCCTGTCTGGTCGCCTCATCTTTTGAAGCAGACGCAGATGATGCCGATGACGCCGCCGAACTGGCGGACGATGCGGCAGCCGTTTTTGAGGATTCTGCGCTGGTTTCCGACGCTTTCGCGTTCGTTTCGGATGTCTTCGCTGCGGAAGCAGCCCTCGCTGCTGCAGTGGCCTGTTCAGTGGCTTCGCCAGCCTTCGTTGTGGCTGTTGAAGCGGATGATGCGGCGCTTTCTGCCGATTTTCCGGCGGCGGTGGCACTGACTGCTGCCTCCTCTGCCTTAATGGACGCCTCACGGGCCGATGATGCAGCTGCTGTCTCAGAGTCTGCCGCAGCTGAGGCGCTCTGTTCCGCTGCCGTTTCAGAAGACCTGGCATTCGTCTCGGACGTTTTTGCCGCCTTCACGGAATTTCCTGCCGCCGTTGCCGAGGAGGCTGCACTGCTGGCGCTTGTGGAGGCGTTCGTTTCTGATGATTTTGCCGCCTCTTTGGAGGCCGCCGCATCTCTGGCTGAAGTGGCGGCTTCTGACGCTTTCGTCGTCGCAGTGGATGCAGAAGTGGCTGCTGATTTTTGTGACGCTGCAGCATTCGTTTCTGACGTTTTCGCCGCACCGGCACTGGTGGCCGCCGCGCTTTTTGAGGACTCTGCAGCGGCAGCACTTTTTGATGCTTCAGTGGCCTTTGTTGATGCCGTTCCTGCGCTGGAAGACGCCTCCTGAGCCGAAGTCGCGGCCTGTCCGGCTGACGTGCTGGCTGCACGCGCTGAGCCTGCAGCATCAGTCGCATGGGTTGCCGCCTCACGGGCAGATGTGCCGGCATCACTGGCTGACTTCTTCGCGGCTGCCGTGTTCTGTGCCACCGCGGACGCGTTACGCGCCACCTCTTCCACCATCAGTTCAAAACGGCGCAGAGCCTCCGGACGGGCATCATCCTCCGTCATGGCACCGAGAAAATCATTCAGCGTACCGGGTCGGGAATCTTCATACACGGTGATGGTCCCGGCATGTGACGGCGGGAATCCTTCCACCAACAGAATAACGCTGTACTGACCGTACTCAACGTCCATGCTGTAACGCCCGGCTTCATCCGAATTTTCTGAGGCCAGCGTGTTCACCACCACCGTGGTGCTGTTACGTTTTGCTTTCAGCTGGATTGTGCAGTTCTGTACCGGTTTTCCTGTGCCGTCTTTCAGTACACCTGAAATCTTTACTGCCATATTCACCCCACAAAAAAGCCCGCCTGAACCGGCGGGCTGTCATAACACTGTGTTACCTGGCTAATCAGAACTTATAACCGACACCCACGATGAAACCGTCAGTGCGCCAGTCGCCACTGCCGGAGCCTTCATAAGCAATATCAATGGCCACGGATTCGGTCGGGTTAAACTGCACGCCAGCCCCCCACGCCAGAGACGTGTTGCTGTGGCAACCGTCATCACTTCCGGTCAGCACATCGTGCGTTTTCCCCTTGTTGTCAGTTACGCGGAGATAATCCCCGGAGAAAGTCGACACACGGCTGTAAGCCACGCCTGCCATCGCATACGCGCTGAACCATTCATTCACGCGTACAGACGGCCCCGCCATCACGCTGAACCAGCGGTTACGCACTGAATCTTCATGCCAGCGGGTATCGCTGTAATGGGTCAGCTGGCGATTCTTGTCTCCTGCATAGCTGAATGACGTAACCAGCCCCAGTGTGTCCGTAAACTCATAACGGTATTTCACGTTAATCCCGTTCAGATCATCACTGCCGGGAACGTTCGTCCGGGCATGAAGATACCCAGCGCTCAGCGTGGACTGATGTTCAGACGCCCATGCAGGCGCACCGGATACGGCCAGACAAATGGCTGCGGACAAAATGGCGGCATAAAGTTTACGCATAATTACCTCTCGCTTTTCTGCAATAAAAAAGGCGTCATTTCTGACGCCCGTTCTGGGTTATAAAATTCAGCTGATACTGATACCTGCTGTGGATTTTTTCATCACCACAACCAGCAGATCGCTGATACTGGTTGTTGGTGTCCAGTTATTCGCTCCTGATGAAGATACGGTGAATGTCAGTGTCAGCGTCCCCTGTCCGGCAGGCATATCTATAACTGAGGAAAATACGCCCTGAGCATCCGTCGTGGACTGATTAAAAATCTCCTGACCATTGCGGGTCACTCTTAACCGGCAGGTTGAATACCAGTATGACTGTTGGTTATTACTGTTGAAATTCTCATGCTTACCACCGCGGAATAACACTGGCGGTATCATGACCTGCCGGTCAAATTTCTGATCATCACTGATTCTTACCGTGATGGTGCCACTGGCATAACTGTTCGTGCGGGGGAAAGACTTGCTGACCGTTTTGACAATATCGCCTTCAATCTGATTGGCTGACAGTTTCCCCTTAATCTGACAGTTCTCATTAATCGTGACGTTGTTGAGCGTCCCGGAGTTCGCATTCACACTGCCACTGATATCCGCATTTTTAGCGGTCAGCTTTCCGTCCGGTGTCAGGGAAAAGGCCGGAGGATTGCCGCCGCTGGTAATGGTGGGGGCCGTCAGGCGCTTCAGGAACACGTCGTTCATGAATATCTGGTTGCCCTGCGCCACAAACATCGGCGTTTCATTCCCGTTTGCCGGGTCAATAAACGCGATACGATTGGCGGCAACCAGAAACTGGCTCAGTTTGCCTTCCTCCGTGTCCTCCATACTGAGGCCAATACCCGCGACATAATGTTTGCCGTCTTTGGTCTGCTCAATTTTGACAGCCCACATGGCATTCCATTTATCGTTAGCATCCTTCCACTCTTTCGAAAACTCCTCCAGTCTGCTGGCGTTATCCTCCGTCAGCTCGACTTTTTCCAGCAGCTCTTTACCGAGATGGGATTCGGTTATCTTGCCTTTGAAAAAATCCAGGTAACCTTCCGCATCATCGCTCGCCCGACCGACGGCCTCCACGAATGCCGATTTGCCAACGGTGTTCACACTGCGGATATAAAAGTAATAATCATGGCCCGGTTTGATATTGATACTGGCGGCTATCCAGTACAGCGCCGTACCAAGATAGCGGGCTGTGGTTTCAACCTGCCTGATATCCGCAATCCGCTTTTCCGAGAACCAGAACTCAAACTGTACCGTCGGATCATAAACCGCAAGATGCGGCGTGGCGGTTATCTGAAAATAGCCCGGTGTCAGCTCAATCCGCGACGGCGCTGCCGGGGCGGCAATCCGGAACGATACCGACGCCGGGTCTCCCTGCTGTCCCCGGGCATTTACTGCCCGGACTGTCAGCCTGTAGTTCCCCAGCGCCAGTTGCGTGAAGCGGTATGTGGTTTCCGCCGTCCGGGCCGTGCTGACCAGCCGCTCAATGCCTTCATCCGCGGCCACGGTCAGGCGAAGCATAAAGCTCACGCCCTTCACCACCTTCGGCGTGTCCCAGCGGGCCAGTACCTGATACTCCCCGCTGTCTGCGGTGACTTCGGCAGTCAGGTGCTGCACCGCGGGCGGCGTGACACCATTCACCGTGCCGCTCTGGTCGCCGTCAAAGTGCGCCCCGTTATCCACGATGGCCTCTTTCTCCGGCACATGCTGCACGGCGGTGATGGCATACGTGCCGTCGTCGTTCTCACGGATACTCACACAGCGGAACAGGCGCTGGCGCAACGTCGGCAACTTCAGCCCCCACACGCTGTATTCAGCAACGCCGTCAGGAACCCGGTTCACTTTCACCTTCACGCCGTCGGTGACGGACTGGACCTCCACGCTGACCGGATTACCCTCACCGTCAACCAGGCTTATCAGCGTGGTGCCGGAGGATGGCAGCGTGATTTCACGGTCGAGCGTCAGCGTCCGGGTCTGGCTGTTCACCGCCAGCACGCGACCACCGATGCTGATACCGGCATAGTCATCATCGCAGATTTCAATAACATCGCCCGGCACATGGCGAAGCCCTTCTGCGCCCACGCTGAAATCCACGGTCTGCGTTTCCAGCAGTTCCGTTTTAATCAGCCACAGCCCGGCTCGGTGTGCCTGCCCCCGGCTGGTACAGCCAAAGGCATCCATCTTCGTGACGTTACGACCGTAACGGAGAATGGCCTGCGTATCTTCAACAAGCTCTGTCGCCGTCTCCCAGCCGTTATTCGGGTCAATCCAGTTCACCTCAACGGCATTATGGCGGTCCTTCAGGGCGCTGAAGCTGTAGCGGAACGGCGCGCCATCATCCGGCATCACCACATTACTGCGGTTATAGGTCCACACCTTATCTGATGGTCGGTCCTGCACGAACGTCAGCGTCTGCCCGTTCCATACCGGCATACAGCGCATCGCCGAGCAGAAATCACTGAGCACATCCCACGCCTTACGCTGCGTGGTCAGCCAGGCATTACAGGTGATGCGCGGCTCCGTGCCGCCAAAACCGTCCGGCACTGACTGGTCGCAGTACTGGCCGATGACATACAGCGCCCATTTATCCACATCCGCCGCACCAAGACGTTTCCCCATGCCGTAGCGCGGGTGGGTCAGCATATCCCACAGACACCAGGCCGGGTTGTTGCTGTATGCCGGCTTAAACGTTCCGTCCCAGATACCGCTGTATTGCCGCGTCTGCGGGTTATAGTTCGACGGCACCTGCAGAATGCGCCCGCGAAGATGATAATTACGGCTCACCTGCTGGCTGCCGAACTGCTCCGAGTCCACCTGCACGCCGACCAGTGCCGTGTTCGGGTAGCACTGTTTCACATCGATGATTTCGGTGTATGACGACCAGAGCGTTTTGTTCTGCAGCTGGTCTGTGGTGCTGTCCGGCGTCATCCTGCGCATCCGGATGTTGAACGGGCGCGGCGGCAGGTTATCCACCACCACCGAGGCCAGATACTGCGAGGTGGTTTTGCCTTTAATGGTGATGTCTTTTTCCGTCACCCAGCCACCGTTACGCTGTATCTGAACCAGCAGGCGGACTTCCGACGGATTCCGGTCCCCCTTTGAGGTGGTTTCCACCAGTGCCTGCACACCGAAGGTAAAGCGCAGACGGTCGATGTTTGCAGACGTGATGGTCCGGGTAATCGGCGTGTCGTACTTCACTTCCGTACCCAGCACCGTCTCGGAGCCGGAGGATTCAAATCCCTCCGGCGGTGTCTGCTCCTGCTCACCTGCCCGGAACACCACCGTGACGCCGGAGATATTGGTATTCCCCTCACTGTCCAGCACTGGCGTACTGTTCAGCAGCACGCTTTTTAATCCATCCACCGGACCTTCAATCGGCCCTTCGCTGATGGCATCAATCACACTCAGCAACTGCGTGGACTTCAGGTTGTCCTTCGCTTCGCGCGGGGTATGCCCCTTACTGCTGCCTTTACCCATTCCTCACGCTCCATAAACGACAAAACCGCCCGCAGGCGGTTTCACATAAAACATTTTGCATCAGCGACCAATCACCACAACCTGACCACCGTCCCCTTCGTCTGCCGTGCTGATCTCCTGAGAAACCACCCGTGACCCCACGCGCATTTCACCGTACAGAACGGGCAGAACATTGCTCTGGGCAACCATGTTATCCAGGGAGGAGAAATAGGTGTTCTGTTTGCCGTTATCCGTTGTCTGTGTACGGGGAGTTCTGGCTTTCGGTGCCAGCATCTGCGCCACACCACCGAGCACCATACTGGCACCGAGAGAAAACAGGATGCCGGTCATACCACCGGCCCCAATGGCTGCCCCCCATGCTGCAAGGGTGGCTCCGGCGGTAAAGAATGATCCGGCAATGGCGGCAGCCCCCAGGACAATCTGGAATACGCCCCCTGACTTGGCCCCGGCGACTCTGGGAACAATATGAATCACAGCGCCATCAGGCAGAGTCTCATGTAACTGCGCCGTTAACCCGGACGTGCTGACGTCCCGCCCGGCAATCCGTACCTGATACCAGCCGTCGCTCAGTTTCTGACGAAACGCCGGGAGCTGTGTGGCCAGTGCCCGGATGGCTTCAGCCCCCGTTTTCACACGAAGGTCGATGCGGCGACCAAATCGTTGTAAATCCCCGTAAAGGCAGATGCGCGCCATGCCCGGTGACGCCAGAGGGAGTGTGTGCGTCGCTGCCATTTGTCGGTGTACCTCTCTCGTTTGCTCAGTTGTTCAGGAATATGGTGCAGCAGCTCGCCGTCGCCGCAGTAAATTGCGGCGTGATTCGGCACCGATGAACCAAAACAGCACAGCAGCACATCGCCCGGCTGTGCCGCTGACAACGGCACCTGATACAGCCCCGTCGCCTCCAGATTATCCAGATAGAGATTCTGGCCGTGACGCCACCAGTCATCCTCACGATGAAAGTCCGGCATCTCAATCCCCGCCAGATGATAAGCATCCCGGAACAGCGTGTAACAGTCCGTCACCCCGTGCTCAAAGCACCGCCCGGTAAGATGCGGCACACAGCGGAACTTGTGAATCGCCCCCCGGCAGACCAGCCACCACGGCAAATCACTCTGCACCTGCAGCCGCCGGTCGGCCTCACTCAGCCAGGGCAGACCACCGGGGTGGCTGTGGACCAGCGCCACAATCTCACCCTGCATTTCTGCCTGCAGCCAGTCTTCCGGCGACATACGGAAATACGCCTCCGGCTCACCGGAGATATTCACGCAGGGGAAATATCTTTCCCCCTCCGGCGTGCTTACCACGAAGCCGCACGACTCCGCTGGCGCACATCGCCGGGCGTGCGCCAGAATCGCTGATTCTGTCTGTGTCATGGGATTTACTGCGAAAGTTTGTTAATGGAAAGGAAGCCGCCAAAATTGCCGACGTTATTGCGAAACTTACAGCCGCTCAGGCATTTGCTGCATTTATCCTTCGTGATATCGGACGTCGGCTGGTCATATTCATCCGCGACTGCCGGACCGTGATAACCGCACTCATCACCGCGATAGGTCCAGGTGCAGGTGTTGGCCAGCATGATACGTCCCGGAAAAACAGCGCCATCCGTTTCCGTCGGCGTGGACAGTACAAAGGAGGCACTCACCGCGCTCAGTTCGCTGCACTGCTCGATGCGCCAGCGGCTGATCACCTCCTGCTCCGGATCGGCGTCACTGTTTCCGTTGACGAAGTTCACCGCATCCAGAAAACGGGCGTAAACCTTACGCCGGACCACCGTTCCGCCGACCAGACTCTGCAGATCTTCCGCCATCCCGGTGACCATACCGTACAGGTTAGAAACCGTCAGCGTGGGGCGCGTACTGGTGCCTTTGCCATTCAGTTCAAAACCACTCCCCTGAATGGGATACGGCTGATACTGTCGCCCCTGCCAGGTGACCGGCTCACCTTTTTCGTTCTGCTCATTACAGAAAAAATAACGTTCTCCACCGACCTCTGTCAGGTCGATTTCCCAGAGCACCACGCTGGCCGACTGCTCCGCACGGGTGCATTCATTCAGTGTTTCCTGCCGGATATCCTGCATCAGTTCACCACCTGTTCAAACTCTGCGCTGAACTCAACACGCAGCATACTGACCCGCGACGACCATTTTGCGCAGGTCACCTTTATCTGCCGCCACTCATAAGGCGGCGTCCACAGAAAGGATTTCCAGCCCCCGTGCTCTTCCAGAAACGACTCCAGTACCGTGGCCTCCTCACGGGGGACAGAAAGCGTCACGCTGTACGTTTTCAGGTTGGCATTCAGCCCGGCAGGCGCTCGCTGGGAATAGCCATCACCAAAGCGCACCTTTCTTACAGAAGGGGCCGAAGCCACATCCATACCGGGTTTCACTTTCCAGCGGAAGGTTTTCATCGTCCACCTCCGGAGAACAGGCCACCATCGCGCATCTGTGCCTGGATTTCATCACGGGCACCCTTGCGGGCCATGTCATACACCGCCTTCATCATCTGTGGACCTGGCAGACCATTCGTACCGTCGTTCTGAATCACCACGTTGTTGTTCTGCTCAAACCTGATACCCTCTGAACGCCGCATTTGCGCCGGACTTCCGGTGCCACCGACATAACCGCCGGTGGCATAGCCGCGCATCAGCCGGTAGAGATTTCCCACGCCAATCCGGCTGGTTGCCTCCTTCGTGAAGACAAATTCACCACGGTGAACAATCCCCGCTGGCTCATATTTGCCGCCGGTTCCCGTAAATCCTCCGGTTGCAAAATGGAGTTTCGCCGCAGCGGCCTGAATGGCTGTACCGCCTGACGCGGATGCGCCGCCACCAACAGCCCCGCCAATAGCGCTGCCGATACTCCCGACAATCCCCACCATTGCCTGCTTAAGCAGAATTTCTGTCATCATGGACAGCACGGAACGGGTGAAGCTGCGCCAGTTCTGCTCACTGCCGGTCAGCATCGCCGCCATATTCTGTGCAATACCATCAAAGGTCTGCGTGGCTGCACTTTTTACCTGCGACATACTGTCCGTGGCGCTCTCTTCCCACTCACTCCAGCCGGACTTCAGGCCTGCCATCCAGTTCCCGCGAAGCTGGTCTTCAGCCGCCCAGGTCTTTTTCTGCTCTGACATGACGTTATTCAGCGCCAGCGGATTATCGCCATACTGTTCCTTCAGGCGCTGTTCCGTGGCTTCCCGTTCTGCCTGCCGGTCAGTCAGCCCCCGGCTTTTCGCATCAATGGCGGCCCGTTTTGCCCGTTGCTGCTGTGCGAATTTATCCGCCTGCTGCGCCAGCGCGTTCAGGCGCTCCTGATACGTAACCTTGTCGCCAAGTGCAGCCAGCTGGCGTTTGTACTCCAGCGTCTCATCTTTATGCGCCAGCAGGGATTTCTCCTGTGCAGACAGCTGGCGACGTTGCGCCGCCTCCTCCAGTACCGCGAACTGACTCTCCGCCTTCCACAAATCCCGGCGCTGCTGGCTGATTTTCTCATTTGCTCCGGCATGCTTCTCCAGCGTCCGGAGTTCTGCCTGAAGCGTCAGCAGGGCAGCATGAGCACTGTCTTCCTGACGATCGCCCGCAGACACCTTCACGCCGGACTGTTTCGGCTTTTTCAGCGTCGCTTCATAATCCTTTTTCGCCGCCGCCATCAGCGTGTTGTAATCCGCCTGCAGGATTTTCCCGTCTTTCAGTGCCTTGTTCAGTTCTTCCTGACGGGCGGTATATTTCTCCAGCGGCGTCTGCAGCCGTTCGTAAGCCTTCTGCGCCTCTTCGGTATATTTCAGCCGTGACGCTTCGGTATCGCTCTGCTGCTGCGCATTTTTGTCCTGTTGAGTCTGCTGCTCAGCCTTCTTTCGGGCGGCTTCAAGCGCAAGACGGGCCTTTTCACGATCATCCCAGTAACGCGCCCGCGCTTCATCGTTAACAAAATAATCATCCTTGCGCAGATTCCAGATGTCGTCTGCTTTCTTAAACGCAGCCTCTGCCTTAATCAGCATCTCCTGCGCGGTATCAGGACGACCAATATCCAGCACCGCATCCCACATGGATTTGAATGCCCGCGCAGTCCTGTCTGCCCAGGTCTCCAGCGTGCCCATGTTCTCTTTCAGGCGGCGGGTCTGGTCATCAAACCCTTTCGTTGCGGCCTCGTTCGCCGCCTGCAATGCCCCGGCTTCATCGCCGGAACGCTGCAACTGAGCAACATACGCAATCTGCTCCGTCGTCACGTTATGGAACTGGCGTGCCATCGCCGTCAGCCCCGACGTCGGGTCTGTGGTCAGCTTCCCGAAGGCTTCAGCGACCTTGTCCACCTCCACGCCGGATGCAGAGGAGAAACGCGCCACACTCTGGCTGATGGACGCAATCTGAGCCTCACCGCTTACCCCCGCCTTAACCAGTGCGCTGAGTGACTCGCTGGTCTGGTTAAACGTCAGCCCTGCCGCCTGCCCGGCTCTGGACAGGACCAGCATACGATCTGCCGTCAGTCCCGCCTGATTGCCGGAAAGGACCAGCGTTTTGTTGAAATCGGACAGGGTTGAGTTGCCCTGATACCAGGCATACGCCAGCGCACCGGTCGCCACCGCCAGCGAGGTGGCCCCCACCATCGGCAGGGTGATCGCACCGGCAAGCCCCCTGAACATGGGGATCATCCCGCCGAAGGAGTCCTTCACCTGCCCCCCCTGTTGCAGCAGGATCAGCCACGGACTTTGCCCGCCTGCAAGCTGCGTGGCCACGTCGGTGAACTGTGCAGGCAGCATACGCATGGCGGCTTTATACTGCCCGACGGAAATCCCCGCTTTCTGTGCAGCCAGCGCCTGTCGGCTCAGCGACTGTTCAACGACTGCCGCTGTTTTTTTCGCATCACTTTCCGTACCGGAAAAATGACGCCTGACTCTGGCCATCTGCTCGTCAAATCTGGCCGCATCCAGACTCAAATCAACGACCAGATCGCCTACCGGTTCAGCCATACCGGACTCCTCCTGCGATCCCTTCTGATACTGTCATCAGCATTACGTCATCCTCCGTCATGTCCGCCACATCCGGGGAAGTAGGGATAACTTCATTCCCGTCCGGGCCAAAGCGGACACCTCCGGCAAGCCCTGCCGCTTTCTGCATCAGCACATCATCTTCAGGCTCTTCGTCAGCCTCGCGCCGGTTCAGCAGACTGAAATCCAGCGGATGCATATCCGGATCGCTGAAAAACAGGCTGAGCACGGTGTACGTCAGCCCGGAAAAGTGCATATCCAGCAGAACATCATGAAAATAATGGGTACTGTAAAAGCGGTGCCAGTCGGCATACTCCGTGGATGACATCCCGGCAAGCATGGCGCACCAGTCGGGTCGCCCCATCTCGCGCGCCAGTTTCAGGGCAAAACTCAGCTCACCGTCGAACACTTTCCCGCAGAAACAGGCTCTGCAGGCCCGGCATCCTCTGCCTGTTCAGGGGAATTATTCACCACAAACTCAGACATTCCGGACAGACGTAACACCACGTTTTCAGCCTGAGCAATTGCCTCCGTGGGCCAGGTGGTAAGCACTTCCTGCTCAATCTGCGTAATGGCTTCATTCATGGACGGCAGCTTTGTCTTCTGCGGATGGTTATGCCACAGAGACATCGCCACCAGAAACGCCCCGCCTCTGATAAGATCCTCTACAGACACCTGCAGGTTGCCACTGGATTCAGCCTTTTTTTCCTGCTCTTTCAACCAGGCAAGATGCTCAATACGCTGCAGGGCTGACAGTTCAGAAAGCGTGACGGTCACACCGTTATGTTCAAATGATTCGGTTTTCAGGAACATCGCTGACTCTCCGGATTAACTGGCGGTGACGTTGATTTCTGCAACCGCAGCAAGTTCACCATTACCGGATACAACCGGAATGTTGACCTTACCTGCAGCGACGCCTTTCACAGTGATGGTCATACCACTGACCGACACGGTGGCTTTTGTTTTATCCGCAGACACCGCACGAAAGCTCTTGTCGGTTACGCCCTCCGGCTGGAAGGCCACGGTCAGCGTGGTGCTCTGCCCTTTCACCACCGAGGTGCTGGCAGGCGTCACGGTCATGCCGGTTGCCGCTGTTACCATGCTGCGATCTTCTGCCATCGACGGACGTCCCACATTGGTGACTTTCACCGTGCGGGTGATCACTTCCTTCGCCGTCACCGCCTTACCGATACTGCTGACCCAGCCACGGAACACATCGACCGTGCCGTTCGGGAAGCGGATTTTATAGGCACGGGTATCGCCTTCATTAAACCACGCCAGCAGCGCCTGCTGCCCCTGCTCTCCGGGCATCCACGCCAGCGTGAAGCTGGTATCTCCGGCAGATTTCTGCCCCTGCCCGGTCGCAGTCCAGTCCGCATCCTCATCATCGAGATAGCTGTCGTCATAGGACTCAGCGGTCAGTTCGCCGGGCGTCAGGTCTTTAACTTTAGCCAGACGCGACCAGTCAACGTCTGAAAGCGGGTTCGCATAAGGGTCACCGTTCCCCTTATAAACCCACAGTGTGGTCCCGGCCCCTTTCACCGGCATTACTGGATTTGGTACAGGCATAGCGTCCTCACATTTCATAGGTAATGACATAAGTCAGATCGGCTGAACTCCACAGGCCCGCATCATCGTCGCGTCGGTAGTCATAGCCACTGGCCACCATACTGGTGATCAAATCTGACAGTGCCGGGATATCGCTCATCACCGGATAAATCCGGGACTCCATCCACGCATCCAGCTCTGAATCCGGCACCTGAGCAGGCAGGAAAACTTCAATATGCAGCTCCGCCTGCCAGGTATCGCTGTCCAGCTCTTCGCCCGTGTATTCAGCGCCGGTGAGATAAACGGCAATTGCCGGAAAATCCGCCTCATCAAAAACAGCGGGGCGACCATCAAAAAGCGTCGCCCCGGTGTCATGCTTCTCCAGTGCATCCAGTACGGCTGCACGGAGTTCAGTATGTTTCATCGCTTTATTACCATTCTCAGTTGATGCTGCAGCGCATAGCCCAGCTCTTTCGGAAGACGTTCACGCCGTATCCGTTCAATATTCTGTTTAAACGCCGTGGTAAGCGGCACCGCCATCGGGATTTTCACCACATCAATGGGGTAACGGTTTTTCCCGGCCACACGCTGCATGACATGCCACCGCCCATTTTTCAGTTGCTGAATAAACGCGCCGGGAATACGACGGTTTCCCACCACAAGCACGCTGCCGCCACCTTTCAGGGCTGAACGCTGCCCCTTTTTACGACGCCTGCGTCGGGACAGGACAATCCGCGCGTTACCCAGCTTTATTACGGGCAAATCCCCCCGGTTAACCCTGATTCTGGCCTGCGGATTTTTGACCGTGGCCCTTTTCAGCCTGGCCCTTTCCTTTACCAGTTTCCGGCGTACCTTTGTCTCACGGGCAACCTGTGACGCAGACTGCGATATCGCGGATGACGCAACGCGGTTAATGGCCATTGCGGCGGCACCAGGCACCGCCGTTCTGCTGATACGGCTGAGGTTTTCAACGGCCTGCTCAAGACCTTTTATGGCCATACATCCCCCTTTCAGCGGCGACGGTTAACGGCAGGCGGCACGCCACGCCCAAGCCAGAGATGACAGCTTCCGCCATCATCCGGCGAAACCCGGTCTATCCAGAAGTTTTCCTCACCGATGGTCAGCGTGTCTCCACGCCGCAGCTGCCGCACCTCATCAGTCCGGACAAACAGGGACGGGCTGGAGCCTTCAACGCGCACGCCCTGTCCGGCATAGCTGATATTTTCAGGGTCATCAAAAACACCACGTATCACAGCACCGGACTGCTCACCGGATGTCATGGTGGCTGACGTTCCCATGTACCCGCGTATCGTTTCATCAGCGCGGGCAATGGCAGCATCGAACAGGTTATCGAAATCAGCCACAGCGCCTCCCGTTATTGCATTCTGGCCAGGCCACGTTCTGTCATTTCGGCTGCCACACCGGCAGAGACACGGAACGCCGTTCCCGGCAGCACAAATGCCACAGGTTCATCCCGCGTGGCGTGAAGTGCATCGGTATGCAGCGTCACCAGTGCCACAACCGTGACCAGAGCAGCCGTATCAGTCACGGTATCCGTCTGTGCTGATACCACCTCATTTTCATGTCCGGTCAGCGCATTTTCCGGGCTGACAGACGAGTCCTGACCGGCTGCGTCATCCGTGTCATCAAGCTCCTCTTCCAGCTCTGCCACACGGAGCGCCAGTTCTTCTTTCGTCCCCGTCAGGCTGACATCACGGTTCAGTTGCTCACCCAGCGACCGGAGACGGGCAATCAGTTCATCTTTCGTCATGGACTCCTCCACAGAGAGAAAATGGCCCCTAAGGGCCATGATTACGCCAGTTGAACGGACACGAACTCATCAGGATCAGCCAGCAGCATCAGCGGTGCTGACTGAATCATGGTGAACTCTCGCGCCGGATCGCCGGATGTCTTCCAGTTTTTCGGATAACGGGGAGACGCATTAATACCCTCACTCAATGCATCCGCATCCTGAATACAGCCATAGGTGCGCAGACCGCGTGCATGAGTGTTACCCAGCACCATCGTGTTGTCCGGCAGGAAGTTCTTTTTGACGCCGTTTTCCACGTACTGTCCGGAATACACGACGATGGCCACATCGCCATACATTCCCTTATAAGACACCGCTTTGCCCAGGTCTTTTACCGCTGTCTCCAGTTCGGAATGAGAGCCGCGACGGGTATCCAGCTTCTCCCTGACGGCTTTGAAGGAACGGAACAGCGCCCAGCCTTTCGGGTCAAACACGATGATATTCACCACGCCGCTGGCGTTCAGCGCGTAGGCTTCGATATCGTCGGTCGGGTCATACGTGGACTTGTCACGCTTGCTCCACTCCGTGCCGCCGGACTGCGTGATGTTGTTCGCCGCACTGCGGCCCATATCCACCTCAACCGGATCGAAGGCTTCACCGGTCATGGTGTATTTGCCCTTGAGCACGGCAGAAACTGCCTGCATCTCTTCGACCTGAGCAATGGCCAGCTCTTCGTCACGCATGTTCTGCATGATGATGCGACGGCGGCGGTAAGCCGGGTCCGCCAGATTCTGCGGATCTTCATCCGGCAGGCGACGCAGGGTCATCTGCGGATTCACTTCATGCTTGGGTTTGACATATCCCGGCGTAAATTCAGAGGTGGAGCCGCCACGGGAACGGATAACCTCACCGGAAACAATCGGCGAAACGTACAGCGCCATGTTTACCAGTCCCGGAATTTGTGAGAGATAGACTTTCTCCGTGGTGAAGGGATAGCTCTCACGGAAAAAGAGACGCAGAAACAGCGGATCAAACTTAAATTTCTGCTCATTTGCCGCCAGCAGCTGGGCGGTTGTGTACATCGACATAAAAAAATCCCGTAAAAAAGCCGCACAGGCGGCCTTTAGTGATGAAGGGTAAAGTTAAACGATGCTGATTGCCGTTCCGGCAAACGCGGTCCGTTTTTTCGTCTCGTCGCTGGCAGCCTCCGGCCAGAGCACATCCTCATAACGGAACGTGCCGGACTTGTAGAACGTCAGTGTGGTGCTGGTCTGGTCAGCAGCAACTGCAAGAATGCCAACGGCAGCACCGTCGGTGGTGCCATCCCACGCAACCAGCTTACGGGTGGAGGTGTCCAGCATCAGCGGGGTCATTGCAGGCGCTTTCGCACTCAATCCGCCGGGCGCGGTTGCGGTATGAGCCGGGTCACTGTTGCCCAGCGGCTGGTAATGGGTAAAGGTTTCTTTGCTCGTCATAAACATCCCTTACACTGGTGTGTTCAGCAAATCGTTAACGGCATCAGATGCCGGGTTACCTGCAGCCAGCGGTGCCGGTGCCCCCTGCATCAGACGATCCAGCGCAGTGTCACTGCGCGCCTGTGCACTCTGTGGTGCTGCGGCCAGAATACGGCGGGCCGTTTCCACGGTCATACCGGGGGTTTCGGCCAGCACGCATGCCTGTTCTTCGCGTCCGTGAGCCTCCTCACAGTTGAGGATCCCCATAATGCGACTGTTTTCTGCCGCAACCGCTGCGGTGATCTGCGCGTTCACGTCCGGCTGCGCAGCGCTGGCGTTCTCGCCCTCCGTCGCTTGCACCACGCCAGTAACGTCAGCCTGCGAAGCAGTGGCTGAAACAGTTGTTGATTGAGTCTCTTTGGTCATTCGCCCTCCTGAGAGACGGGATTTACGTGCATCCAGTGCATCACGCATGACGGTGATCGCATCGGTACTGTTCACAAGTTCATCAGCCAGTCCGGCATCAATGGCCTCCTGACCGCTGTACACTGCAGCCTCGGTATCCAGCACAGCCTGCACGGACAGGCCGGTATATGTCGACACCTTCTGTGCAAACATTCGGCGGGTTGCATCCATCCGGGACTGCAGTGTTTCCCGGACATCATCCGGTAGATGGCTGTAGGGGTTGCCATCCACCTTATGGCTGCCGCTGTAAATCAGCGTGATTTCCACGCCCTGTTTCTCCAGCGCAGCACCGTAATTACTGTGAGCCATCATGACGCCGATGGAGCCTGTCCGGGCGGTCTGCGTGACCAGACGCCGGGAGGCGGCGCTGGCAAGCAGCTGACCTGCACTGCAGTTCATGTCGTTGGCCAGCGCCCATACCGGTTTTATGTCTCGCACACGGGCGATGATGTCAGCACAGTCAAATGCTCCCGCCACCATCCCGCCCGGTGTGTCCATATCCAGCAGAATGCCGTCCACCATCGGATCGCTGGCAGCCTGTTGCAGACGGGCGATAATGCCGTTGTAACCGGTCATTCCCGAATACGGCTGCAGCGCCCGCGTCCGGCTGACCAGCGTACCGGACACCGGCAGCACGGCGATGCCGTTCATGACCTGATAACTGCGGGCCTGTCGTGGTCCGTCATCATCACCGGATAACGCCAGCGCCGCGGGTGCCTCTCCGGCAGTCAGGCTGTCGCCGGATACTGCATCCGTCAGGCGGCTGATCCCAAGCTGGCCTGCAAGCGCACAAAAGAAAACCCGCGCATAGGCGGGTTCAAGCATCAGCGGCTCATTAAAAGCCATGCTGGCAATATGCGGGAGATTACGCAGCTCTGCTGTCACTCTTCTCCTCCTCTGTTGATTGTCGCAGTCCGGATTCAAATGCCGCAGCCGCCCAGGCGGGCGGTTTAAGACCGGCTGCACGGCGCTCCATCGTTTCACGGACCTGCTGGGCAAAAATTTCCTGATAGTCGTCACCGCGTTTCGCGCACTCTTTCTCGTAGGTGCTCAGTCCGGCTTCTATCAGCATCACCGCTTCCTGAACTTCTTTCAGACCATCGATGGCCATACGACCGGAGCCTATCCAGTCGCAGTTCCCCCAGGCACTGCGGGCTTCCTGAAAGCTGAAGCGCGCTTTTGAAGGTAACGTCACCACGCGGCGAACGATGGCCTCTTCCAGCCAGCACAGAAACATCTGGCTCGCCTGACGGGATGCGACGAATTTTCGCCGCCCCATAAAGTACGCCCACGACTCGTTCGCACTGGCCCGTGCCGTGGAGTAGCTCATCTGGGCGTAATTCCGGGAAAGCTGCTCATACGAGACACCCAGCCCGGCAGCGATATACCGCAACAGTGACTGCTCAAACACGGAGTAGCCGTTATCCGTGTCCTGAGCCGTCTGCAGGTTCAGTGAGTCCCCCGGCATCAGGTGCGGCACTTTTGCGCCTCCCAGACGGACCGGTGCTGCAGCGTAATACGCGGCAATTTCACCAATCCAGCCCGTCAGCCTTTCCCGCGGCTCCTGACTGTTCGCGCCCAGAATAAAATCCATCGCTGACTGCGTATCCAGCTCACTTTCAATGGTGGCGGCATACATCGCCTTCACAATGGCGCTCTGCAGCTGCGTGTTCTGCAGCGTGTCGAGCATCTTCATCTGCTCCATTACGCTGTAAAACACATTTGCACCGCGGGTCTGCCCGTCCTCCACGGGTTCAAAAACGTGAATGAACGAGGCGCGCCCGCCGGGTAATTCACGGGGTATCCATGTCCATTTCTGCGGCATCCAGCCAGGATACCCGTCCTCGCTGACGTAATATCCCAGCGCCGCACCGCTGTCATTAATCTGCACACCGGCACGGCAGTTCCGGCTGTCGCAGGTATTGTTCGGGTTGCTGATGCGCTTCGGGCTGACCATCCGGAACTGTGTCCGGAAAAGCCGCGACGGACTGGTATCCCAGGTGGCCTGAACGAACAGTTCACCGTTAAAGGCGTGCATGGCCACACCTTCCCGAATCATCATGGTAAACGTGCGTTTTCGCTCAACGTCAATGCAGCAGCAGTCATCCTCGGCAAACTCTTTCCATGCCGCTTCAACCTCGCGGGAAAAGGCACGGGCTTCTTCCTCCCCGATGCCCAGATAGCGCCAGCTTGGGCGATGACTGAGCCGGAAAAAAGACCCGACGATATGATCCTGATGCAACTGGATGGCGTTGGCGGCATAGCCGTTATTGCGTACCAGATCGTCTGCGCGGGCATTGCCACGGGTAAAGTTGGGCAGCAGGGCTGCATCCACACTTTCACCCGGTGGGTTCCACGCCCGCAACTGCCCACCAAATCCGCTGCCACCGCCGTGATAACCGGCATATTCACGCAGCGATGTCATGCCGTCCGGCCCCAGAAGGGTGGGAATGGTGGACGTTTTCATACATAAAATCCTGCAGGTCCCCTGCGTCGCTGTGTCATGCCGGTCTGCACTTCCAGCTCCGCAATGTATTTTTTCAGGTCAGACACGGAAGTGGCCGTAAACTCCACTCGCCGTCCGTCTTTCTGTACCGTTGCCACCCGTTTTCCTGTCATCAGGTCATGCAGTGCCGCACGGGCAGCGGCAAGTTCTTCCTGTCGCGTCATTCATCCTCTCCGGATAAGGCACGGGCGTAATCTGCCAGTGTTTTCTTGTTGGTTGCTGCACCATCCTCTTCCTGCAGGCTCGCCAGCAGTGCACTGAGATCCAGCTGCCAGCGGGAAATACTGATGCGCAGCGCCGCCAGCGCATAAACGAAGCAGTCGAGCGCCTCATTGCGTCGCTTTTTGCTGTCCCACTGTATTTTTTTCCTGCCATCCACCCATTTTTCGACCTGCTCTTCAGCAGTCAGCTGCTGCGCTTCGGTCAGATCAAAAATATCCGGGTTATTCGGGAAGTGAACGGCACCGGGAAGCGGTTCATCCCCTTCCGGCGTCAGTGTGAAGCGGTTATAAATCTGCTCTTTCGCGGTATCCGTACCGATTTCGGTAAGGTAAACCCCGTTTTTGTTTCGCTTACGTGGCATGCTGGCCACCGGCTTTCCGTAGACGGATGCCCCTTTAATGGGGATCACCCGGAACAGCCCATGCTTTTTCGAGCGTTCATACACAATGGTCGGGTCAATCCCGCCAGTATCCCAGCAGATACGGGATACCGACATTTCTGCACCATTCCGGCGGGTATAGGTTTTATTGATGGCCTCATCCACACGCAGCAGCGTCTGTTCATCGTCGTGGCGGCCCATAATAATCTGCCGGTCAATCAGCCAGCTTTCCTCACCCGGCCCCCATCCCCATACGCGCATTTCGTAGCGGTCCAGCTGGGAGTCGATACCGGCGGTCAGGTAAGCCACACGGTCAGGAACGGGCGCTGAATAATGCTCTTTCCGCTCTGCCATCACTTCAGCATCCGGACGTTCACCGATTTTCGCTTCCCATGTCTCACCGAGCGTGGTGTTCACGAAGGTTTTACGTTTTCCCGTATCCCCTTTCGTCTTCATCCAGTCTTTGACAATCTGCACCCAGGTGGTGAACGGGCTGTACGCCGTCCAGATGTGAAAGGTCACACTGTCCGGCGGCTCAATCTCTTCACCGGATGCCGAAAACCAGAGAATGCCATCACGGGTCCAGATCCCGGTCTTTTCGCAGATATAACGGGCATCAGTAAAGTCCAGCTCCTGCTGGCGGATGACGCAGGCATTATGCTCGCAGAGATAAAACACGCTGGAGGGGTCATCCGGCGTCCATTTGAGGCCAAACGGCGTCTCTTTATCGCCAAATTTAAGGTACTGCTCCTCCCCGCAGTGCGGGCAGGCAACATGTAAACGCATAAAATGCGGGGATTCACTGGCTGCACGCTCAATCTGACAGGTGCCTCTCACTTTGGGCGTGGAGCCACGGATGGACTTTGGCCAGACCGAGCCTTCAATACGCTTGTCACCCAGGAACGTCGGAGAGCCTTCCTGTTCAATATCATCATCAAAAGCAGCAAGTTCATCATAACCCGCCACATCCACCGACTTTTCACGGTAGTTTTTTGCCGCTTTACCGCCCAGGCACCAGAAGCCACGCCCATTAGTGAAACGCTTCATGGTGAGCGTGTTATCCCGGTGCTTTTTGCCATACCACGGGGCCAGCGCCAACAGCGACGGAATATCACGAATAGTCGGCTCAACGTGGGTTTTCATAAAGTTCTCGGCATCACCATCCGTCGGCAACCAGATAAGGGTGTTGCGCTGCTTATGCTCTATGAAGTAGGCATAAACACCCAACAGCATTTTGGAATAACCGACACGGGCAGACTTCACCACATTCACCTCACGGATGTAGTCGCTGCCCATCGCATTCATGATGGCCCGCTGAAAGGGCAGTGTTTCCCAGCGCCCTTCCTGGTATGCGGATTCTTTCGGGAGATAGTAACTGGCATCCGCCCATTCAACGGCGGTCTGTGGCTCCGGCCTGAACAGTGAGCGAAGCCCGGCGCGGACAAAATGCCGCAGCCTGTTAACCTGACTGTTCGATATATTCACTCAGCAACCCCGGTATCAGTTCATCCAGCGCGGCTGCTTTGTTCATGGCTTTGATGATATCCCGTTTCAGGAAATCAACATGTCGGTTTTCCAGTTCCGGAAAACGCCGCTGTACCGAGAGAGGGATCCCGTCAAGAATACTGGCAATTTCACCTGCGATCCGTGACAGCACGAAAGTACAGAATGCGGTTTCCACCACTTCTGCGGAGTCTCTGGCATTTTTCAGCTCCTGTGCGTCGGCCTGCGCACGCGTAAGTCGATGGCGTTCGTACTCAATAGTCCCTGGCTGGAGATCTGTCTCGCTGGCCTGCCGCAGTTCTTCAACTTCCCGGCGCAGCTTTTCGTTCTCAATTTCAGCATCCCTTTCGGCATACCATCTTATAACGGCGGCAGAGTCATAAAGCACCTCATTACCCTTGCCACCGCCTCGCAGAACGGGCATTCCCTGTTCCTGCCAGTTCTGAATGGTACGGATACTCGCACCGAAAATGTCAGCCAGCTGCTTTTTGTTGACTTCCATTGTTCATTCCACGGCCAAAAACAGAGAAAGGAAACGACAGAGGCCCAAAAGCTCGTTTTCAGCACCTGTCGTTTCCTTTCTTTTCAGGGGGTATTTTAAATAAAAACATTAAGTTACGACGAAGAAGAACGGAAATGCCTTAAACCGGAAAATTTTCATAAATAGCGAAAACCCGCGAGGTCGCCGCCCCGTAACCTGTCGGATCGCCGGAAAGGACCCGCAAAATGATAATAATTATCATCTACATGTCACAACGTGCATCTACGCCATCAAACCACGTCAAATAATCAATTATGACGCAGGTATCGTATTAATTGATCTGCATCAACTTAACGTAAAAACAACTTCAGACAATACAAATCAGCGACACTGAATACGGGGCAACCTCATGTCAACTAAGAACAGAACCCGCAGAACAACAACCCGCAACATCCGCTTTCCTAACCAAATGATTGAACAAATTAACATCGCTCTTGAGCAAAAAGGGTCTGGGAATTTCTCAGCCTGGGTCATTGAAGCCTGCCGTCGGAGACTAACGTCAGAAAAGAGAGCATATACATCAATCCAGAGTGATGATGAATAAACATCCCGGTTTCTTCCACCATCGCACCGGAAAAGCGACTATGAGGGTAACCCTGCGTCTGTCAGCACAGTAAAACCCGGTGTGCATCGTTTTTGATTATTCCCGCACACTCACGCAGAAGGAATTCCCCGTCGGGCTACGGTCATGGTTAATGCGGGAATACGGCGACGATACAGCGCAGCTAAAAGGGTAATGGACAGAAAGAGCGGTTTATTTCATTCCACAGGATTCTGAGTGCCCCCCCTCCTCCAATAGGCTGAGCATCCACCTATATAGTTTTAATTTTCATCAATCCATTTAACTATCGTTTAATTGTTGTCACATAGGATTCTGCCGTTTTTAACAATGCAGGTAAGCGCATCATTTAAACCGTCTTTCGCCTTCCTTTCCTGTTTCCGATACTAATGTCCATTTTCGCAGTAAAAGGACATTTAAGATGAATGCACGAAAGGCGGTACTGGCAGATAATCCGGAATTGATCCTGCGTGTGCTACAGCTGAGATTTGACGAGTCACTGTCGTACCCGCGCATTTCTGCGCAGACTGGTGTCAGCAAAACCGCCATTTTTTCTCTGGTGAGGCGATTTCACCAGGTATTCACTGACTGGCCTCTTTCCGGTAAATATTCCTGCGGGCAACTGGCCCGGGCTCTTTTCCCGGGGCGATACCCTTCAGCCCCGACCGTGACTCAGCCTGTGAAAGCAGAGAAACCCCGTCGGAACCGATTTTCACCGGAGTTTAAATGGAGACTTGTTCAGCAAACTCTTTTACCCGGTGCCTGTGTCGCACAAATAGCTCGTGAGAATGGAATCAACGATAACCTGCTCTTTAACTGGCGGCATCTCTGGCGTAACGGCGGCCTGCAGCCGCCCGGCGAACATGAAACATCGCTACTTCCCGTGACGTTAACGCCGGAGCCGAATAATAAAATCCCGGACCCCGTGCAGGTTGAGCAGATAAATACACCGACCGACAGTCTGTGCTGCGAGCTGGTTCTGCCGGCCGGAACTCTCAGGCTGAAAGGTGAACTGACACCGGCGTTATTACAGTCACTTATCCGCGAAATGAAAGGGAGCAGCCACTGATGATATCTCTCCCTGCCGGTTCGCGTATCTGGCTGGTTGCCGGTATCACCGACATGCGAAATGGTTTTAACGGCCTGGCATCAAAAGTTCAGAACGTCCTGAAGGATGACCCGTTCTCCGGGCATCTGTTCATCTTCCGCGGACGCCGGGGTGACCAGATAAAAGTGCTGTGGGCTGACAGTGACGGACTGTGCCTCTTCACCAAACGCCTGGAGCGGGGCCGCTTCGTCTGGCCGGTCACCCGCGATGGAAAGGTTCACCTTACTCCGGCTCAGTTATCCATGCTTCTTGAAGGTATCAACTGGAAGCACCCGAAACGAACGGAACGCACTGGCATCCGTATATAACCCGTTGTAAAGTGAGGATATGGACACCTCACTTGCTCATGAGAACGCCCGCCTGCGGGCACTGTTGCAGACGCAACAGGACACCATCCGCCAGATGGCTGAATACAACCGCCTGCTCTCACAGCGGGTGGCGGCTTATGCTTCCGAAATCAACCGGCTGAAGGCGCTGGTTGCGAAACTGCAACGTATGCAGTTCGGTAAAAGCTCAGAAAAACTTCGTGCAAAAACCGAACGGCAGATACAGGAAGCACAGGAGCGAATCAGCGCACTTCAGGAAGAAATGGCAGAAACGCTGGGTGAGCAATATGACCCGGTACTGCCATCCGCCCTGCGCCAGTCTTCAGCCCGTAAACCGTTACCGGCTTCACTTCCCCGTGAAACCCGGGTCATCCGGCCGGAAGAGGAATGCTGTCCGGCCTGTGGTGGTGAACTCAGTCCACTGGGATGTGATGTGTCAGAGCAACTGGAGCTTATCAGCAGTGCCTTTAAGGTTATCGAAACACAACGTCCGAAACAGGCCTGTTGCCGGTGCGACCATATCGTGCAGGCACCGGTGCCTTCAAAACCCATTGCACGCAGTTATGCCGGAGCGGGGCTTCTGGCCCATGTTGTCACCGGGAAATATGCAGACCATCTGCCGTTATACCGCCAGTCAGAAATATACCGTCGTCAGGGAGTGGAGCTGAGCCGTGCCACACTGGGGCGCTGGACAGGGGCTGTTGCTGAACTGCTGGAGCCGCTGTATGACGTCCTGCGCCAGTATGTGCTGATGCCCGGTAAAGTCCATGCTGATGATATCCCCGTCCCGGTCCAGGAGCCGGGCAGCGGTAAAACCCGGACAGCCCGGCTGTGGGTCTACGTCCGTGATGACCGTAACGCCGGTTCACAGATGCCTGCGGCGGTCTGGTTCGCGTACAGTCCGGACCGGAAAGGTATCCATCCACAAAATCACCTGGCCGGTTACAGCGGTGTGCTTCAGGCCGATGCTTACGGTGGTTACCGGGCGTTATACGAATCCGGCAGAATAACGGAAGCCGCGTGTATGGCTCATGCCCGGAGAAAAATCCACGATGTGCATGCAAGAGCGCCCACCGACATCACCACGGAAGCCCTGCAGCGTATCGGTGAACTGTATGCCATCGAGGCAGAGGTCCGGGGCTGTTCAGCAGAACAGCGTCTGGCGGCAAGAAAAATCAGAGCCGCGCCACTGATGCAGTCACTGTATGGCTGGATACAGCAACAGATGAAAACACTGTCGCGTCACTCAGATACGGCAAAAGCGTTCGCATACCTGCTGAAACAGTGGGATGCACTGAACGTGTACTGCAGTAATGGCTGGGTGGAAATCGACAACAACATCGCAGAGAACGCCTTACGGGGAGTGGCCGTAGGCCGGAAAAACTGGATGTTCGCGGGTTCCGACAGCGGTGGTGAACATGCGGCGGTGTTGTACTCGCTGATCGGCACATGCCGTCTGAACAATGTGGAGCCAGAAAAGTGGCTGCGCTACGTCATTGAACATATCCAGGACTGGCCGGCAAACCGGGTACGCGATCTGTTGCCCTGGAAAGTTGATCTGAGCTCTCAGTAAATATCAATACGGTTCTGACGAGCCGCTTACCAATGCAGGATAATAAGATGAAAAAAATGTTGTTTTCTGCCGCTCTGGCAATGCTTATTACAGGATGTGCTCAACAGACGTTTACTGTTGGAAACAAACCGACAGCAGTAACACCAAAGGAAACCATCACCCATCACTTCTTCGTTTCGGGAATTGGACAGGAGAAAACTGTTGATGCAGCCAAAATTTGTGGCGGCGCAGAAAATGTTGTTAAAACAGAAACCCAGCAAACATTCGTAAATGGATTGCTCGGTTTTATTACTTTAGGCATTTATACTCCGCTGGAAGCGCGTGTGTATTGCTCACAATAATTGCATGAGTTGCCCATCGATATGGGCAGCTCTATCTGCACTGCTCATTAATATACTTCTGGGTTCCTTCCAGTTGTTTTTGCATAGTGATCAGCCTCTCTCTGAGGGTGAAATAATCCCGTTCAGCGGTGTCTGCCAGTCGGGGGGAGGCTGCATTATCCACGCCGGAGGCGGTGGTGGCTTCACGCACTGACTGACAGACTGCTTTGATGTGCAACCGACGACGACCAGCGGCAACATCATCACGCAGAGCATCATTTTCAGCTTTCGCATTAGCTAACTCCTTCGTGTATTTTTCATCCAGTGCAGCAACATCACGCTGGCGCATCTGCATGTCAGTAATTGCCGCGTTCGCCAGCTTCAGTTCTCTGGCATTTTTGTCGCGCTGGGCTTTGTAGGTAATGGCGTTATCACGGTAATGATTAACAGCCCATGACAGGCAGACGATGATGCAGATAACCAGAGCGGAGATAATCGCGGTTACTCTGTTCATTGCTGACCCCACAAACAGATTTCACGCTCAATCTCACGACGAGTCATGAGACCTTTCCATTGCTTACCGCCAGCATATGTCCAGCGACGTAGCTGATCACATGCGCCTTTGATATCGCCCTGGTTTATTTTGCGAAGAAGCGTCGATGTTCTGAAATTGCCAGCGCCCACGTTGTAAACGAACGAGTAAAGAGCGCCGCGCGTTGTTTCCGGTATATCAACTTTTATGTACGGGTTAATTTGTCTGGCGACCGTGGCAAGGTCTTTATTCAGGAGGGCTTTGCATTCTGCTTTGGTATACGTTTTACCGAGCATGATGTCTTTTCCTGTATGCCCGTGACATACAGTCCATACACCAACAATATCTTTGTATGGTATGTAGCTGACACCTTCCAGACCATCGTTACCACTTGGGCCAGTGATTAACACTGATGCTATAGCAATTGCTCCGCCACCAATAGCAGCAGCAACGGCTTTTCGTAATGATGGAGGCATTATTCACCTCTCGCAGCCTTGCGCTTATCTTCTTTAATCTTGAAATAAAGGTTTGTCAGGTACGTCAGCAGGCCAAATACCAGGCTACCCAGCACACCTATTGCTGCCCACTGTGAGGGCGTGACTTTATCGAGCAGCTGTAAAAACCAGTAACCGGCACTACCTGCTGAGGTGCCATAGGCGACACCCGTTGTTAACTTATCCATGGATTTCATAACCCCACCTCGCAGACAAAGCGGGTGTAAATTGAGGGAATACAACGTATCGCAAAAAAGCAGAAAAGTAACAGACTCGGAGTCAGTGAATAACTCAGGTATTGAGTTATCAGCTAATATCGAGACTCAAAAAATGGAAAAACCAGCTCGACGGCGGGTTTAAGCTGTGTGACGAACTAACCACTCTTAACAGCATAACCAATTTTTTACGTACGTAAACCACTGAATGATATTTATGAGAATGCTACCGAGTGTTCAAAACACCACCACAAATATATAAGAAAACCTCAACAAATAACCAATAAATAATTTCCGGCGTTATTTTTAGTTGATTTAAATTAAACCACCGAATTATAGAACCCCCATAAATAACAGCCATTAATATAAATTAGCTAATAGGTTTATTTTTGTTCAAATAAGAGCCATAAATAGGTTTCGATAGAAAAAGTTCAGATAAAAATAGAGATCTACTTCACAAATTAAATGAGAAACTAAAACTTACATCTTGAAATAATCACATTGATTAGATGAATATTTATCGCGCAGTGACATCATTTTTTAATAATAGTTCAAAAAAAAGGGCTCACGATGAAAAAATTAACAGTGGCAATTTCTGCTGTAGCTGCATCAGTACTGATGGCGATGTCTGCTCAGGCAGCTGAAATTTATAATAAAGACAGTAACAAGCTGGATCTGTACGGGAAAGTTAATGCCAAGCACTACTTTTCCTCTAACGATGCAGATGATGGTGATACTACTTATGCCCGTCTTGGCTTCAAAGGTGAAACCCAAATCAACGATCAACTGACTGGTTTCGGTCAGTGGGAATATGAATTCAAAGGCAACCGCGCTGAATCTCAAGGTTCCTCCAAAGACAAAACCCGTCTTGCATTTGCAGGCCTGAAATTCGGTGACTACGGCTCAATCGATTACGGCCGTAACTACGGTGTAGCATACGACATCGGTGCGTGGACTGACGTTCTGCCAGAATTCGGTGGCGATACCTGGACCCAAACAGATGTGTTCATGACTGGTCGCACCACTGGTGTTGCAACCTATCGTAACAACGACTTCTTTGGTCTGGTCGATGGCCTGAACTTTGCTGCTCAGTATCAGGGTAAAAATGACCGCACTGACGTAACTGAAGCCAATGGTGATGGTTTCGGTTTCTCCACTACTTATGAGTATGAAGGATTCGGCGTGGGTGCAACCTATGCTAAATCAGATCGCACTGACGGTCAGGTCGCCTATGGTAAGAGCAAATTCAATGCCTCCGGCAAAAATGCGGAAGTATGGGCTGCAGGCCTGAAATATGATGCGAACAATATCTATCTGGCTACCACATATTCTGAAACTCAGAATATGACCGTTTTTGGTAATAACCATATTGCAAACAAAGCACAAAACTTTGAAGCAGTAGCACAATATCAGTTTGACTTCGGTCTGCGACCATCTGTTGCTTACCTTCAGTCAAAAGGTAAAGACCTTGGTGTTCATGGTGACCGAGACTTAGTCAAGTATGTCGATGTCGGTGCTACTTACTACTTTAATAAAAACATGTCCACTTTTGTTGATTACAAAATCAACTTAATTGACGATAGTAAGTTTACCAAAACAGCTGGTATTGATACCGACGACATCGTCGCTGTAGGTCTGGTGTATCAGTTCTAATCTGATTACGAAAAAGATATGTTGCGGGAGGCTTTGCCTCCCCAACATATAAGTGGCTCCCTCAAGCCACTTCCTTTAGAAGCACAACCTTGCTTCTAACTATATAAACCTTCTGTTATATATTACCCTTTATTTTTGGGGGCGTCTCAACGCCCCATTTTTAATAATTTTTAGTAAACAATTGGCATATTAATTAGAGTTATTAACAACGATATCCATCTCTAACCGGATATCTAATGCCATTAACATCCCTTCAATTATGCCCTCAGCCTTCTGTAACCTTTTCCCGATATAACCATCAGAGCAGCAATGCTTACCTGCCAGTGACATGAATGTCATACCGACTACATAATAATCTACTAATAAATCATGCAAATCGCTGTTGTTCTTTTTCAGACGGGCCATGCACCCGCAAATGATCATCGCGTCATCGTCACAACATTGTGGGCGAGATTTTACTTTTGAAGGAATTAATCCCTTAAAACCGGCGGCAATGGACGACCAGGTCACATCTTCATGATTATTAGCCGCCCACGCTCCCCAACGCTCAAGAACCATCTGAATATCACGCATCAACTTACTCCACAAAACTCAGACCAGAACGCCAATTACAAGCAAAAATCAACAAAACAGTATTAGTTGATTGTTATCTCTGACTTCATACTCCTGCTCCTGTCAGTGTTTTGGCGTAATTCTTCAGTATTCGGTAATCGGTCAAAACAGAACCGGGGAAACGATATAAGCGCAGGCGCATCCAGCGGTGGCGAAGAAGTTCTGCCATATAAAACTCAAACATCATTCATCTCCCTGTTCAGTGATGGTCAGTTCCAGCTTTCCACCTTTGACAACCGGCATCTTCACAACGCGGTAATCAACGACCTGAGCATCATCCAGCCAGAAACCTGCTTTGGTGAGTGCGTCAAAAGCGGCCTTTTGTAGATTATCCAGGTCACGGCGACGGCGATCCGGCATGTGACACTCAATGCGGATTTTCACAGGCATAGCCAGGCCGATATCCAGCATTGCGTTTTTAATGATTCGGGCGACGTTTTCGCGGTATGCCTGCCCCTCTGCGCTGATGTGCGTGCGCCCGCGATTATGGCGGTAATAGCGATTATTGCTCGGCGGCCAGGGTAATGTGATATTGTAGGTATTCACGCCTTAATTACCCCCTCTTTCAGCCAGATAACCTGCGTTCTCGCCATACCTTCCAGCGCGCATTCTTTTGCATATCCAGCGTCAACAAAATGCGTGCGACGGTCGATCTCGTCGTGACAGGCAGAACATGCAATGGTGGCAATCAGGTCTGGCGGTTTGATACCGGTACCGCACAATCCAGCCAGCCGGATATGTGCCAGTACAGACGTTTCAGGATTGCCATTACATACGCCAGGGATTCTTACCTGGCATTCCCGACCACGCGCTGCTTTTCTCAAATCAGCCATGATTCCTCCTTGCTGCCAGTCGCAACCATTTTTTATCAACCAGGCTGGCGGTATATCCGAGCAGTGTTGGTATTTCGGATGGTTTCAGCTCAGGCTTACGCTTACGACGATTTGGTACTTTGTAGATGTGTCCGTTCATGACACGAATAAGCGGTGTAGCCATTACGCCTCCTGCTTATCACGCAGCAGCTGGAACTCGCAGCTCTGCGGAATAGTCAGGTGGCAGCCAATATTCATCGCCCAGGCTTCAACCTTACACAGGAAGACATACATCTCTCCGGTATCAAGGTCGGAGGTATGGCGTAACGACTGGATAGTGGTGATATCACCGGTTACGACATCAACCAGGTCTTTGGTTTCATAACCGAGATATGTGTGTTTGAGAGCATCTTTTACCCAAGCTGGAGTGGCGAACGTTTTACCCCTGCTGATGAGGTATTCACTGATTTCGCTGTACCACATGTGGCTGAGTGCATTCTGGGAAAGACTGCGTTTCTCACGCCACGGTTTAAGCACCATGCGAAAGCATTTGCCCTCCTCCAGATAAGGCTGGATCTGCCGACCGATAGCGGTGAAGTTGCCGCGATGTAATTTGATGCCGTCTTGTGAGAGGTTCACGCTTCACCTCCGCAGAGGTCAAACGCTAGATGCAAAGAATTGCAGGTGCATTTCTGCATCTGTGAAGGGAGAAGAGAGTTTGGATTGTATGTGCGCATAAACGTCCCCGTTTAGCGCAGAAGTCACCGGAGTTGTTCAGGCTCCGGTGACATAATTATGCCGTGTTGATTTCCCAAAATCAAAATCGATAGAATTGCTCCTTCTTAAAACACTTTTACTCTCTGGAAGCTTTTCTTATCTCTCTTGGTGTTATATTAAAACGATTATGAAATCTTTCAGTAAAACGAGAAGGACACTTATAACCATTTTCTCTGGCAATCTCGCTTATAGGTTTTACCGTCGTTTGTATAGCAGACAACGCATTATTTAACCTCACATCGTCCAGTATACTTTGGAAACTTACCCCCTCGCTTGCTAGACGGCGATGTAATGTAGAAACAGAAATGTAGAGATATCGAGCAACCTTGTTTGCTGTCCATTTTGTGCCGGGTTCGGATAGCAGCAGGTTATAACAACGACTTATCAATGATTGTTTACTATATGATAAAAGTAAATGATTAACATGATTCACTCCTAACGAAAGTAGAACGCCCATTGCTAAGTGCTCCTGAATTTTAGTTGAGAAGCCTCGGGAAACAGATGTTTTTAGTTGCTCCCAACAATATATTAACTCAGGATTCTGAGGTAAAAAGAAACTTGTTTTGTTACGTATTTGATCAGTTACCGTATAAAGTTTTTGGAAACTCTCAATTAAATCAATGGGTAAGTAAAGCATTTCTGCAAGATAAAGCCCTGCTTCAGGATAATTCTCAATATAAAATTCATAACCACAAGGAAATAATATTATTTGATTATTATCAACAGTTAAAGTATGCGTCTCCCAATTGATAACTTTCTTTCCCTGACGGATACGACACAAAGCTGGCATAAGAGGCTTAACCCTATGAATCTCATGATGTTTATGCATCCGTATTTCTTCGATCTTTAAGTTAGTCTTACCTCTTGCCAGCATACTCTCACCCTACTTTATCTCATAAACTGGTGTTATCTCAGCGGTTGCGATTTTATTAGCATTAAGCATATAACCAACTAACGCTCCGCTGGAGTTAGAATTGGATTTCCCCCTATATTTCCAGACATCTGTTATCACTTAACCCATTACAAGCCCGCTGCCGCAGATATTCCCGTGGCGAGCGATAACCCAGCGCACTATGCGGATGCCATTCGTTATAATGCTCGAACGCCTCTGCAAGGTTCTTTGCTGCCGTTAACCCGTCTGGTTTGGGCATGATACTGATGTAGTCACGCTTTATCGTTTTCACGAAGCTCTCTGCTATTCCGTTACTCTCCGGACTCCGCACCGCCGTGTTCTTCGGTTCAAGTCCCAACATCCGGGCGAACTGGCGTGTTTCATTAGCCCGGTAGCATGAACCATTATCCGTCAGCCACTCCACTGGAGACGACGGAAGATCGTTGCCGAAGCGGCGTTCCACCGCTCCCAGCATGACGTCCTGTACTGTTTCACTGTTGAAGCCGCCGGTAGTGACCGCCCAGTGCAGTGCCTCACGATCACAGCAGTCCAGCGCGAACGTGACACGCAGTCTCTCTCCGTTATCACAGCAGAACTCGAACCCGTCAGAGCACCATCGCTGATTGCTTTCTTTCACGGCCACTCTGCCTGTATGTGCCCGTTTCGATGGCGGTACAGCAGGTTTTCGCTCAAGCAACAGCGCATTCTGGCGCATGATCCGGTAAACACGTTTGGCATTGATCGCAGGCATACCATCAAGTTCTGCCTGTCTGCGAAGCAGCGCCCATACCCGACGATAACCATACGTGGGCAGCTCTCCGATAACATGGTGTATACGGAGAAGCACATCCGTATCATCAGTGTGACGACTGCGGCGGCCATCCATCCAGTCATCGGTTCGTCTGAGAATGACGTGCAACTGCGCACGCGACACCCGGAGACAACGGCTGACTAAGCTTACTCCCCATCCCCGGGCAATAAGGGCGCGTGCGCTATCCACTTTTTTGCCCGTCCATATTCAACGGCTTCTTTGAGGAGTTCATTTTCCATCGTTTTCTTGCCGAGCAGGCGCTGGAGTTCTTTAATCTGCTTCATGGCGGCAGCAAGTTCAGAGGCAGGAACAACCTGTTCTCCGGCGGCGACAGCAGTAAGACTTCCTTCCTGGTATTGCTTACGCCAGAGAAATAACTGGCTGGCTGCTACACCATGTTGCCGGGCAACGAGGGAGACCGTCATCCCCGGTTCAAAGCTCTGCTGAACAATTGCGATCTTTTCCTGTGTGGTACGCCGTCTGCGTTTCTCCGGCCCTAAGACATCAATCATCTGTTCTCCAATGACTAGTCTAAAAACTAGTATTAAGACTATCACTTATTTAAGTGATACTGGTTGTCTGGAGATTCAGGGGGGCAGTCTAAGAATCTACAGGAATCTTTTCAGTTTTTAGAGCCCATACTTTAAACTGGTAATGATGTGGTTTATCTCCTTTAGGAGGACATGCGCCACCAAACCCAGCATAGCCAAAATCATTTCGGCCTTGAACAGCACCAGTCGGCAGTTTTGTTCCATCACGTCTCCCTGCATCAACGGGCAAATATGTTACTGTTGCTGGAATATTAACAACAGTCCAATGCCACCAACCACTGCCTGTAGGTGCATCTGGATCATATACAGTTACGGCAAAGCTTTTGGTACCTTCAGGAACACCAGACCAGGTTAATGAGGGCGATGTATTACCACCTTCACACCCAAATCCAGAAAAGACATGAGACGTTGTAAGTTGCTCTCCTGTTTTTATTTCATTACTAGTGACCTGAAATGCTGCAGCCTGCGCAGAAAATGTTATGAATGCCAATACAGTTGAAACGATAAGTGTTTTCATAAAAACCTCTTTGTTATGACCTATCGTTATTTTATTTGATATTCCTTTATCTCATTATGCATAAAGGCGCAATGTTCATGCAAAAGCAATCACAATTGTACCCCCAACCCAATTATTTGCCACAATATACACAAAGCACATTGATACTATCTAAAAACTCTGCTTTATTATTAGTAATACCTACGAAAGTCGGTGTTATTTTTTAACCTACCATTCAAAATACGTGACATACACCATTTTGCTCATAATAATTTGTCACGTATTTTCAGTATTTGAATCTGCGACCAAGAGTTCTCACCTAACAAATGATTAAGATTGTATAGCTCATTTACTACCCCAATACAGCCGTACAAAACTCGCTTGTGGGAGCAAACAAAGTAATTACCCATTAAGTTTCGTCAAAGATAATTAATTCTGTCTTGCACTTTATCACCATAGCATAACTTAAAATCCGAGATCATTATTTAGAAATAAATCTCACCATCAACCATATATTTGAGAGCACTTATCGCCTGCTGGGCGGATATTACTTTCATTAAAGGATAGTGTTTAAAAACAATGCCATTCATAAAATAGATATCACAGGTTTTATTATCCGTATTAATTATGATTTTTTCGAATGTTTTATAGGCAAGTGTACGGCATAACTCTCGTCCATTTTTACTGGTTAAGTCAATAGCATAAAAATCACTGAATGAATTTACACCTTTACTCTTCAAAGTTTTCAATGATACCGAAGCCCTTCGTAATTCCTTATCTAATAGTCTTATTTTCTCTGCTATAGCGGTAACTTCAGGCGCGACAGACAATGCAACGATTAAATTATTAATTTTCATCTGAAGCTCAATAATTTTTAACTCTAAAGTTTCATTAGCATCTTTCTTGTTTTCAACTGGTTGAATTTTGCTACAATTAAAAAGCAATTCATTAATGATATTATAATCAACCAAATCTCTTTTTATTGATGGCCTGTCACATCGATGTAATCTTCTCATCGGACAAACATAATAGCCATGCAAACTTCCAGATACCGCATGAACAATCATGGTATTACCACAAGCCTCACACTTCATAACTGTTCGAAGTAGATTTATTAGCATAGGATTCTTGCTACTATTGCTAATACCAAAAGGTGCCAACCGAATTTCCTGTACAGCGTAAAACAAATCATCTGATATGACTCTGGGATAATAGCCAGCGATTTCACTTATCCCTTTCCCTCTTGCACGATATGAAGGTACGCATATACCTATCAGAGCTTTATTCGCTAATAATTTTTCAATTACAGAAGGTCCCCATACACTTTCTTTTCCTGAGAAATTCTTTACAGCATGATCATTTAAATACTTGGCTATTGCATTCAATGAGCGCCTTTCCATCCTGAGTTTAAAAATTAGCTCAATAGTTTTCACCCTGTCGGGGTCTGGAACAAAAGCCGTTCTTTTGTCATCTAAGGAGAGCCATCTCGGACAAGACGCCGTCATAATCGTACCTGATTCCAGTGCATCCTGCCGTTTTTTCTTCCATGATAATTTAACCCGACTTGACTTTATCTCGCTTTCTTCATTTGCCCTTTGTGCTATAAGTATGGCTTTTATTAATGAATATGGCTCATTCAAAGAGTCAATATTATAGACTGTATTGTCGCAAAGAGTTATAACATCAATACCGTGATTCAAAATCAATTTCAGACGTTCAATCGCTTCACCGACTTTTTCTCTTGAAAGTCTGTCCAGACTTTCAACTAACAATGTAGTTCCTGGCAATATATAACCATGCTCTATAGCATCTAAAAATTCCGAAAAAGCTCCTGATTGTGCATGCTTTCCTTTGAATGCACTTAATCCTAAATCTTCATATGTTATGGTATCAAGATAATAATCACTATTTACCTTTAACCATTCAGCAATAAGTCTTCTCTGTCGGTTTAATGAGTCGCCAGACATCTGACCTGGTGATGAAAATCGCATATATGCTATGGCTTTTTTCATGGTGACACCTGCTAACGTATGCTTTTATAAACCTTAGTGGTGGGATATAATTTTTGTTTAATTTTTATTTAAAAAGACAATTAAGGTCACATTATCTTGAATATACAACAATAATCGTATTGCAATTTTCTTACGCCATAATCTTGAAAGTACAAAAGAATACATAAAAAATAAAGACATTAACAAAAAGCATAAAACGAGGCTCATATAAATATAAGAACCTCCATATTTTAGTCGTTTAGAAACAAATTATTTTAATGTGGTGTGCTTCGTGACAATAAATTAATAACCAACACACCGGCACAAAGCAACATCATGCCTATAATGGCTGGCAGGTCCAGCCGTTGGCCGAAAAATCCCCATGACAGTAAGCTAATCAGGACAATACCGACTCCTGACCAGATACCATAAGCAATCCCTGTAGGAATATAAGCCAGCGTCTGAGCTAATAACCAGAATGATGCACAATAACAAATAATTGTACCAACAGATGGCCATAACCGTGTAAAACCTTCTGAAAACTTCATTAAGGTTGTACCAATGACCTCTGCAAGTATTGCACCACCAAGATAAATATAAGGGTTCATAGCATATTCTTTCCTGTTCAAACTGGAGAGAATTGTACTACAGTTTGAACTCAACTCACCTGTTTCATCATTGTGTTCCCATTGATGTTCTTTTATATACCCTCAGTACCCGTTTCATCGCGGCACTCTGGCGACACTCCTTAAAAATCAGATTCGTGCTCACCTTTCCTTCCCGTTCTTCTCTGGTAGCGAACCGGTAATACACCGTTCGCCAGACCTTACCATCAACGACCAGGATTCCTGCCCGCGCCATTTTAGCCGCAGCCTGATTTATGCTGGTTACGGTTGCACCTGTTACCGCGGCAACGTCCTGTGCACAGAAGCTCTTATGCGTCCCCAGGTAATGAATAATTGCCTCTTTGCCCGTCATACACTTGATCCTTTCAGTCCGAACTTAGCTTTGATTTCTGCGATCTTCGCCAGAGCCTGTGCACGATTTAGAGGTCTACCGCCCATGACAGGAAGTTGTTTTACTGGTTCAGGTATCGCCTCACCACGGTTAATTCGCGCGGTCATACAGGACAGTTCATCGGCAGCCTTGCGCCGTAATTCCGCGTCAGTCAGCGCATTGGCCCGCATGTTCTGGTACAAGTTGGTAACCAACCAGTAATGCGCGTTCGATTTCCACGGATAAGACTCTGCATCCGGATACAGGCCACGCTTCCGGCAATACTCGTAAACCATATCAACCAGCTCGCTGACGTTTGGCAGCCCGGCGTTAACAGATGCTTCTTCCCGGCACCAGGCGACAAACTGCCCGGGTGATGGCAGGAATGGTCGATTCTGCCGACGGGCTACGCGCATTCCAGCGTTAACCTGTTCCATTGTGGTGATCCCGTTTTCCCGGAAAGCCAGAACCCACTGGCGGCGGATTTCGTTCAGTTCATTCTGGTCACGGTTAGCCAGGCTCGCCGGGAAAGTTGCCAGTAACTGGCTGAACACACCGTTGATGATCTGCGCTACCTGCTGTACCTGTGGCTTTTCGTCGTACTGTTCCGGCATGTTGTTGGCGATCCGGCGCATCTGCTCACAGTCAAAGTTAACCATCTGTGCGGCGATGTTTTTCATAGCTCCACCCCGTAAATCCAGTCAGTGTTCGTCAGGTCGAGTTTTGGTTTGCCGGCTGTCACGCCAGCCTGTTGCTTGTTTCGGTTGATTTCGAGCTGGGTCCACTTGTCGCGGAGTTTGGCCGGACTTAGCACGTTACCGGACCAGAAGTTGTCCTGGCATGCCCAGCGGAACAGCACGCACATGTCGCGGTGGTTACGTCCGTCACGTTCACGCATCAGGCGGATATCGTTAGCCCACCCTGCAAAATTCGGTTTTCTGGCTGATGGCGCGATGGTCTTCACCATGTCAAACATCCACTCTGCGGCGGTCAGGTCTTCTGCTGTCCCCCACTTGCTGCCGCTCTGAATTGCAGCATCCGGTTTCACCACAGGAAGATCGTTTTCTGGTTGGTCAGAGGATTCGCCAGAATTCTCGGACGAAAAAGGTTTTATATTGTCTTTTGTTAGTTTGTCTTTTGTGTTTACCTGATTCGGGTAAACGCCTTTACCTGATTTGGGTAAACTTTTTTTACCTGATTCAGGTAAATTTACCTCTTTCAGGTAAACTTTATTTTTCTTACCTGATTCGGGTAATGTTGACCATTCACTGACCACATTATTAATGCCGGTATTCCGCCCGCTCTGAATAAAAATCCCACGCTTTACCAGAACACTTTTTGCAGCAGAACACTTGTGCGGCAATATCCCGGTCAACTCGGAAAGTTGCTCGTTGCTCACCCAATCCAGTTTTTTATTAAAGCCATATGTTTTGCGCATGACAGCCAGGAAGACCAGAAGCTGGTGCTGTGTTAATCCGGCCAGCATCACAGCTTCCAGCAACTCATTTGCAATGCGCGTATAACCATCATCGAGATCTGCCACACGCGGCTCCTTTTGTGCCGCATCCGGCACTGGAAAATTGAATATCTTAGCAGTGTTTGCCATAATTCCTCCCGCAATGAGTGTGTTACGATTTGCACCTGAAAGTCGGTTCTGTTCCCGCAGACCGACTTTCGCCATTTTTGAACCTGTCATATTGCCCCCAGCATGGTGGTGACCATCGCCATCAATGGACCAGCCAGATCCGGGTCCACTCGAAACATCGACACAATGCCTTCACTCATCTCCTTCAGTTTCTGGTGGCGTGGTGCGTTGAGAATGACAGCCTGTTTTGCCTCACTGAGTTCCTTTTCCATTTCAGCCAACCTAGCCATAAAGCTATCCTGCTCAACCAGGTAACCGCGATATTCCAGCGGTAGTACCGCCAGAATTGCCGGGGTCAGTTCACGCACGTTATTTCGGTATTTTTCAGAATCGAATTTGTTATCGAGGAAGCGGAACAGCTTCTGGCGTGCACGGCTGACATCATCAGGGAAATCGATGGTGCCGCCGCCCTGCTCCCGATACTCATTCACAATGAGTGCGGCAACAACATCCTGATTATCTGCAGCCGACCAGGCGCGGACGGCATCACGGATTTTTTCGTGGCCTGGAGCTTGTTTTGTTTGAGAACGATTTATCACCGCAGTCGGGCTAAATCCGCTAGTCTGTTGGTATGTAAGTGGTTGCATAGTCATTGCCTTATCAGTTAACGCCGCAGTTTAGGCGGCAGAATTACTCGCGTTAAACAATGGTGCGAGGTCGGGACGAATATCTGCTGGTTTAATCTTTCCACCAGTGGCTGAGACAATTTTCATTACATAGCGGGCATCAATTCCGCCACCGTGTAGCCAACGCCAAACAGTGGGTTGGGCTACACCGCATAGATCTGCCAGTCGTTTTTGACTACCTGTAATACTGATTGCGAGTTGAATGGTTTGATTTGTCATTATCAATTCCTATTGGTATTGCAACGAATAAATAATAGCAATGCGTATTAATCATAACAATAGCAAAACGTGTTTTGACCATCAATACGCAAGCGTATAAATTAAAACTTATGAAAAAAGAAACTCTTGCTGATCGCTTAAACCTAGCGATGGAACAATCTGGAATGTCTCAAGGCGCTCTTGCAAAGGCGTCTGGCGTAGCTCAACCCACAATCTGGAGACTGACAAGCGGCAACGCGCGCGGCTCAACAAAAATTGTTGAAATAGCTAATGCATTGGGTGTTCGAACAGAGTGGCTCTCATCAGGCATAGGCCCGATGAGAAATGACGGTCAACAATTAGGGAAGCCTACTGCCAACCATCCCAAATACTTCAAGATTGACGTTCTTGATATAGAAGTGAGTGCCGGGCCGGGAGTCATCAACCGTGAGTTTGTAGAAGTTCTACGCTCGGTTGAGTACTCGTTTGACGATGCTCGTCACATGTTCGATGGTAGGAAGGCAGAAAATATCCGCATCATTAACGTGCGTGGTGACAGCATGTCAGGAACGATCGAACCAGGTGATCTGCTGTTCGTTGATATCACGGTTAAATCTTTCGACGGTGATGGCATCTATGCGTTTCTGTACGACGACACCGCCCATGTAAAGCGCCTGCAAATGATGAAGGATAAGCTGCTGGTTATCTCTGATAACAAGAGCTACTCACCGTGGGACCCGATCGAGAAAGACGAGATGAACCGGGTGTTCATCTTCGGTAAGGTTATTGGGAGCATGCCCCAAACGTACAGGAAACATGGATAATCAGTACTGTGCTGATGAGTCGTTTAGGGGATAGTAAATTTAATTAGAATTAGACGAGAGCGATTTATGGATTGTGACGCTTTACAGGATATAAAAATCTCTCTTAGGTATGACGGAAAAGATGCTTTAAATCATGAAATAGATTTGAACTGCCTAGGAGAATCCCTAAAGGGTTTTTCTAAAGTTCTCTCAACAGCAGCTTCTTTCTCTGTTACACAAAAATATAGTAAATACATTAATTATCAGGAAGTTAAGGTTTACGCACGCGAAGCAAAAGCTAACTGCTTTACTCTTGAAGCAGTTCTTAACTTCGCCACTCAGAACCAGTTGTTCTCGGGGATCGCCGCAACTATACTTGGCGCAATACTACAATATATTTTTGCGAGAAATTCTAACAAGAAAGATGAAATGAAAGCTTTGCAGCAGTCACTTGAAAAGGCCATAGAGGCACTAGGAAACAAGGATGCTGGAACCATTGATAAGTTGATCTCTTTGATTGACCGAATGGCTGTAGAGCTTCGCCCCTCTGTAAGGCAGGCAGTATCACCTATTGGTAATACTTGCGATCAGATAAGTGTTGCAACAAATGTTGACGGCTGCCTTCTAAAAGTTAACGAGAGAGATAAAGCTGAAATTGATAGGCTTGATGATGATGAAGTTCTCGGTCTTCGTGAGTATCGTGCTTTTCTTACAGAATTTGATGCACAAAATATGACAGCTAAAATAATTTTAGATGGTGATGACTCAAAAAAGAGAATCACTGCTGAAATTAGCGATCCAGCTGCAGGAAAGAAGAATAACCCGTATATTAGAGCTCTTAGTGCATATATATCAACCAAAGGTGATCCATCTGCAGTATTCACTATAACCGCAAAGGCTACTGTTAAAAAAGGCCAGATAAACAGGTTATTTATTGTAGATGCGAAATGATTTCCCCGGCCGTCGTGCCGGGTTTTCTTTTGCCTCCCCTCATCACACACCGTTCAAAAAACCACCACAACCTCCCTTCAGTTATCGCTATGCGATGCAAGTCACAAAATTAATTCTTTTTGCTATCAAACAGTTAATATCAAAACACATCAATCAATAGCTATAAGTATTGATACCGCCAATAGCAATAGCTATTATTACCATGTCGCAACAACACAACGATACGGCAACCACCTGATTCACCGTTGCGATGACCGCTTAGATCCGCAGCTTGAATTTCGGCAGGCTCCGGGGAGTGCGAGGGGTGAAACGGACGCGTGAACGTCGGTGTGACCAGCTGAAATCAACTCAACTCAACACCTCATACCTCAGTCGCTTCAACGAGGCGGCTTAGTTATGACAACCGGCGGCCATCCACCGCCTGAATACGCGCAGAAGTCTCTATATGTTCAGCAGCCCAGCTTACGGGCAGGAGTTTTTATGGTTCATCAACATTACGGAACGCAGACCGTTAATCGCGGTGCGGTCATGCCAGGAATGCTGGTCAAACACAAAGATGGTACCTGGACTGCATCAGCTAATTTACGCGGACGGCTTTATCTGCATCGCGGCATCGAGCGCACTTATACCCGCGACTTGCTCGTGGAAGTTTTTCTCGACGGGCGCGGCAACGGTCTGAATCACTAATCCCCTTTCCTGTTTACCTAATCAGCCCGGCATTTCGCGGGCGATATTTTCACAGCTATTTCAGGAGTTCAGCCATGAACGCTTATTACATTCAGGATCGTCTTGAGGCTCAGAGCTGGGCGCGTCACTACCAGCAGATCGCCCGTGAAGAGAAAGAGGCAGAACTGGCAGACGACATGGAAAAAGGCCTGCACCAGCACCTGTTTGAATCGCTATGTATCGATCATTTGCAACGCCACGGGGCCAGCAAAAAAGCCATTACCCGTGCGTTTGATGACGATGTTGACTTTCAGGAGCGCATGGCAGAACACATCCGGTACATGGTTGAAACCATTGCTCACCATCAGGTTGATATTGATTCAGAGGTATAAAACGGATGAGTACAGCACTCGCAACGCTGGCAGGGAAGCTGGCTGAACGTGTCGGCATGGATTCTGTCGACCCACAGGAACTGATCACCACTCTTCGCCAGACAGCATTTAAAGGCGATGCCAGCGATGCGCAGTTCATCGCATTGTTGATCGTCGCCAACCAGTACGGCCTTAATCCGTGGACGAAAGAAATTTACGCCTTCCCTGATAAGCAGAACGGCATCGTTCCGGTGGTGGGCGTTGATGGATGGTCCCGCATCATCAATGAAAACCAGCAGTTTGATGGCATGGACTTTGAGCAGGACAATGAATCCTGTACATGCCGGATTTACCGCAAGGACCGTAATCATCCGATCTGCGTTACCGAGTGGATGGATGAATGCCGACGCGAACCATTCAAAACCCGCGAAGGCAGAGAAATCACCGGCCCGTGGCAGTCGCATCCCAAACGGATGTTACGGCATAAAGCCATGATTCAGTGTGCCCGTCTCGCCTTCGGATTTGCTGGTATCTATGACAAGGATGAAGCCGAGCGCATTGTCGAAAATACCGCATACACTACAGAACGTCAGCCGGAACGCGACATCACTCCGGTTAACGATGAAACCATGCAGGAGATTAACACTCTGCTGATCGCCTTGGATAAAACATGGGATGACGACTTATTGCCGCTCTGTTCCCAGATATTTCGCCGCGACATTCGCGCATCGTCAGAACTGACACAGGCCGAAGCAGTGAAAGCTCTTGGATTCCTGAAACAGAAAGCCACTGAGCAGAAGGTGGCAGCATGACACCGGACATTATACTGCAGCGTACCGGGATCGACGTGAGAGCTGTCGAACAGGGGGATAATGCGTGGCACAAATTACGGCTCGGCGTCATCACCGCTTCAGAGGTTCACAATGTGATAGCAAAACCCCGCTCCGGAAAGAAATGGCCTGACATGAAAATGTCCTACTTCCACACCCTGCTTGCCGAGGTTTGCACCGGTGTGGCTCCGGAAGTTAACGCTAAGGCGCTGGCCTGGGGAAAACAGTACGAGAACGACGCCAGAGCCCTCTTTGAGTTCACTTCCGGCGTGAATGTTACTGAATCCCCGATCATCTATCGCGACGAAAGTATGCGCACCGCCTGCTCTCCCGATGGTTTATGCAGTGACGGCAACGGCCTTGAACTGAAATGCCCGTTTACCTCCCGGGATTTCATGAAGTTCCGGCTCGGTGGTTTCGAGGCCATAAAATCGGCTTACATGGCCCAGGTGCAGTACAGCATGTGGGTGACACGAAAAGATGCCTGGTACTTTGCCAACTATGACCCGCGTATGAAGCGTGAAGGACTGCATTATGTCGTGGTTGAGCGGGATGAAAAGTACATGGCGAGTTTTAACGAGATGGTGCCGGAGTTCATCGAAAAAATGGACGAGGCACTGGCTGAAATTGGTTTTGTATTTGGGGAGCAATGGCGATGACGCATCCTCACGATAATATCCGGGTAGGCGCGATCACTTTCGTCTACTCCGTTACAAAGCGAGGCTGGGTATTTCCCGGCCTTTCTGTTATCAGAAATCCACTGAAAGCACAGCGGCTGGCTGAGAAGATAAATAATAAACGGGAGGCGGTATGCACAAAGCATCTCCTGTTGAGTTAAGAACGAGTATTGAGATGGCACATAGCCTTGCTCAAATTGGAGTCAGGTTTGTGCCAATACCAGTAGAAACAGACGAAGAATTTCATACGTTAGCCGCATCCCTTTCACAAAAGCTGGAAATGATGGTGGCGAAAGCAGAAGCAGATGAGAGAGACCCGGTATGACAGCCACGGAATGCATTTTTCTGGCAGCGGGCTTCATATTCTGTGTGCTTATGCTTGCCGACATGGGACTTGTTCAATGACACCTCAGCAGGAAAACGCCCTTCGCAGCATTGCCCGTCAGGCTAATTCTGAAATCAAAAAAGCCAGACAGCAGTTTCCGGATAAAAACGTCGATGACATTTGCCGTAGCGTACTGAAGAAGCACCGTGAAACGGTAACGCTGATGGGATTCACACCGACTCATTTAAGCCTGGCGATCGGCATGTTAAACGGCGTCTTTAAGGAACGGTGAACATGAAAAGCAAAATCATCAGGGAGCTACAGGCTCCTTTTTTATTGTTCGCATTCATCCTCAAGCGTATTAACCAACAATTCAGGGATTAATGGAAGATGGCAGACATCATTGATTCGGCATCAGAAATCGAAGAATTACAGCGCAATACAGCAATAAAAATGCGTCGTCTGAACTACCAGACTGTATCCGCAACTCATTGTTGTGAGTGTGGCGATCCGATAGATGAGCGAAGACGCCTGGCTGTTCAGGGTTGTCGGACTTGTGCAAGTTGCCAGGAGGAGATCGAACTTAAGAACAAACAATGGGGACTGTGATGGCCTCAAAGCAGCAAATTTCAACATCGTCCAACTGAGGTGTAAAAATGTTCAGAATCATTTTTCCTAACACCTGGTACGTCGACCACCACGGCACTCCCTGCAAAATCCTGCGTTCTACCCACAACAAAGTTCACTACATCCGAAAAGGCAGAACATGTATCGCCAGCATGTTCCGCTTTAATCATGACTTTGAACCTGTGAATAAAGCTGATGCAGATCGGATAGCAGAAGAGATCGAAACGGCAGAACACATTAAGAAGTTACGTGACATGCGTTCAAAAAGCAGAGGTAACCATGGAATCATACAGCCTCACACTCGATGAGGCCTGTCAGTTTCTTAAGATATCCAGACCAACCGCCACCAACTGGATACGAACAGGCCGCCTACAGGCAACACGTAAAGATCCAACCAAGCCAAAATCTCCTTACCTCACAACACGGCAAGCCTGCATTGCGGCGCTTCAGTCTCCGCTGCATACTGTCCAGGTGAGCGCGGGTGATGGCATAACAGAGGAAAGAAAATGTCACTCTTCCGCAGAAATGAAATATGGTATGCCTCGTATTCGCTCCCGGGCGGGAAACGAATTAAGGAATCTCTTGGCACAAAGGACAAGCGGCAAGCTCAGGAGTTGCACGACAAGCGAAAAGCAGAACTCTGGCGAGTAGAAAAGCTAGGGGATTTACCTGATGTCACTTTTGAAGAGGCCTGCCTAAGATGGCTTGAGGAAAAAGCTGATAAAAAATCTCTCGATTCAGATAAAAGCCGGATTGAGTTCTGGCTTGAACATTTTGAGGGTATAAGGCTTAAAGATATCTCGGAGGCAAAGATTTACTCTGCTGTAAGCAGAATGCATAACAGAAAGACGAAAGAAATATGGAAACAGAAAGTTCAGGCCGCCATCAGGAAAGGTAAAGAACTGCCTGTTTATGAACCAAAGCCAGTATCAACTCAGACAAAGGCAAAGCATCTTGCCATGATAAAGGCCATTCTCCGTGCTGCAGAACGCGACTGGAAGTGGCTGGAAAAAGCGCCTGTCATCAAGATACCAGCGGTCAGAAACAAGCGAGTCAGATGGCTGGAAAAGGAGGAAGCAAAACGCCTTATTGATGAGTGCCCCGAACCACTGAAATCTGTCGTCAAGTTTGCGCTGGCAACTGGTCTGAGAAAGTCGAACATCATAAATCTGGAATGGCAACAAATCGACATGCAGCGACGAGTTGCCTGGGTGAATCCAGAAGAGAGCAAATCAAACCGCGCCATTGGTGTGGCGCTGAACGATACCGCCTGTAAAGTGTTGCGTGATCAAATAGGCAAGCATCACAAATGGGTGTTTGTACATACCAAGGCGGCTAAGCGAGCAGATGGAACATCAACGCCTGCGGTCAGGAAGATGCGCATCGACAGCAAGACATCATGGCTATCAGCTTGTCGTCGTGCAGGAATTGAAGATTTCCGTTTCCATGACCTCAGACACACCTGGGCAAGCTGGCTGATTCAGTCAGGCGTCCCATTATCAGTGCTTCAGGAAATGGGCGGATGGGAGTCCATAGAAATGGTTCGTAGGTATGCTCACCTTGCGCCTAATCATTTGACAGAGCATGCGAGGAAAATAGACGACATTTTTGGTGATAATGTCCCAAATATGTCCCACTCTGGAATTATGGAGGATATAAAGAAGGCGTAA